TATAGTGCTGAAAGAAAAAGCTAAATTAAATATGGAGATAAACCAAATGGCAGAGGAAGATACAAAAGTTGAAGATGTCGAAACTCCTGAAACTCCCGAAACTCCTGAAGTAGAAAAAGAAGAAGTTGCTACCGAAAAAGCTCAGAATATTAATGTAAAAGTTGATACAACTGAGATTGCTGATATGAAAAAGCAACTTGCAGAATTGAAAGAACTTTTAACAGAGAAGAAAAAAGTTATAGAACAGGTAGAAAGTGTAAAGGAAGATATGACTAAAGGAGAGATATCAACAGAGACAGAAGAAAAATTGAGTAATATAGATAACAGAATTATCGAAGCTATGGGAAAAGGAAACTTTTCAATGTATAGAGATTATTCAAGAGAGAATGCAGATACCAATCTTAAAAGATTAGTAAGATAGATTTTATTTTAAATTTTTATCTTATTCATATTCATGAGCATTAGCTCATATTCAAATAGAATTAAAAGGAGGAAGAAAAAGAAATGGCAATAGAACCAAGAAACCCATATGGAGCAGTTCAATTAGCAGATGGTGGAGCACCAAGAGTTATAACTGTATTAGCATATGAAAATATTTCAGGTGGTTATTGGGTAAATGGCTCAGGAGAAGTAGGACTTGTAGGTTCGGGAGCAGATACTTATGCAGCAAGCGATATCAGAGGAACTACTGTGGCAACACAAATTGGTTCAATGGTTATCGGATTAGCATTGCAAAATATCGGTTCAAATACATATGGACCAGTGGCTATGAGAGGATTATATATCATGCCGGGACTTAGTGGAATTGCAGTTGGCTCAGGTTTTGCAGGACAGAAATTTGCAGCAGGTAGTGCTGGAACAATTTTCCCTATCGCATCAGGATTGGCATCGCCAGTAAAAGATGCAGCAGGAATTATTGATTTTGCAGTTGGAACAATGTTAACAGCAGGCGGACATGGAAGCTATTCAATTGTATCTTTAAATATTTAAAATGACAGAATATAAAGCAGTACAAGAATTATTGAACACAGGACTTGGAGTAGAAGGACAACTTTTGATACCAAGAAAGATTCATGATACTTTAATTGAAGAAGTTGACAAGAATTTAATTCCAAGAAGTGAATGCGCAATCTATTTTGGACCAGGAGATATTCCAGGAAGTAGCATTGATATTGATTTAGTTACACCTAATCAAATGAGTGTTAGGAAGATAGCAGAAGGAGCAGAGATAATAATTGACCAGACAGCATATACATCTATCAATGTTAAACCAGTTAAATGGGGAGTAGCATTAAGGATTACTCGTGAGTTGTTAGAAGATGCTAAGTGGAATTTATTACAGCATAATGTTAAGATTGCTGGTAAGAGATTTGCAGAGAACGAGACAAGATTAATCTTACAGGATGCTTTGATGAGTTATGCGAATTTAGTAACAGGTGGAGCAGCAATTACTATCGCTAATATTACAAGGGCTATGCAATATCTTGATGATGCAGATTATACAGCAACAACTTTGTTTGTTGGAATGGAAGTTCTGAATGATTTGAGAAATATTGATACTTTTGTTGAAGCTAATAAAGTTGGAAATAGGGATATGCTTGAGAGAGGATTTTTAGGAATAATCTACGGATTGAATGTAATTAAATTTTCAACCAATGCAGCACCAACTACAACTTATAGTAAATATGCTTTTGTTACAGATAGAATGCATGCTTATGTAATCGCTGAGAAGAGACCTATAACTATTGAGAACTTTGAGATGCCTGTTTACGATATGTCAGCAGCATCAATTACTCAAAGAATCAAGATTAGAGAAATGAGGACTAACGCAATCGCTAAAATACATACTGATTAAGTACAGTACAAATTTATTTTTTTATTTTTTTATTTTTACTTAAAAAAGCAGTTTGACTTATAATTCAAATAAGAAGTTCAACTTTAAATGAACACAATTAAATGGAGAAAAAAACAAAGAAATGGCAAGTAATGTAAGCACAATTGATGGAATGGGTTTTGAAGAAGTCAATCAAGCAAGTTATACTGAGGTGATTAGTGGAGACCAATTATATGGGAGATGGATGCAATGTACAACTTTTTTAGGTGGGGCTATATCAGGAGACCAAGTTCATTGTGATTTAGTAGATACAAATCAATGGGTAAGTGGTCCGACAATAATTGGAAATAACATTAGTGGAACCAATATAAGAGTTGGAGGAGAAGGAACTCTTCATAGTGTTTCAATAGATAATGCTACAGCAATTTATGGACAGAAAATAAAGATAGGAAGTGTGTTGATGGGAGATGATATTTCAGGATTAATAGTATTTAAATCCCCATTTGCATCAGCAAACTATATGGTTTTTGCTACAGCACAAGAATATGGAGCACCTCAATGGAGTAGTACAGGAAGCCAATCAAGTTATTGTGTAAGTGGAACAAAAGCAACAGGAAGTTGTTTTATAGTAGGTGGTTCAGCAACAGTAGTTGGTTGGATGGCAGTAGGTATTTAATTTATATTTATATAACTTAAAAAGGAGGAGAAAACAAAATGACAACAACAGAACAATATATAGGAACAGGAAGTTTAATGACTTCTCAAGGGTTAAAACCTGGAATGGCACACGGAATAAAAGATGGACATTTGGCAGGAAGTATAACACCAAATTTAATATTTGTAAATTATGACCCATCTGGAGTATTAATGAGTATAACAGGTAGTGATATTTGTTATGTAGCAAGCACTGGAAGTTTCTGTATTGGAGATATTGTTAATGGTGCAGGTGGATTAGGATGGCATGCATTGCAAACTGTTTAAATTTTTTAATTTAAAATGGTAGCAACAATAATGAAAGTAAATGCTTCAGGGACAGATACTGGTTTAGCAGGACGTGTATTTTTTAGTGGAACACAATTTATAAATCAAGGTGCAGTTCAATTATGTTTATTATGTGGATTATCAGGATTAGCGGTAATTCCAATCAAATGTGATAGTACAGGAAGAATAGGTTCAGTATTTTAGTTATTTTGTTTTTTTAATCAAAATGGCAACACTTACAAATATAGAAATAGGAAGTGTAGTATTAGGAATAGTAGAAAATGTACCAGCAGGTATAACAGGATTAATAACAACAATTGTAGACCAACAAATTTATTTTGCTGAGACAATGACTGGAGATACAATCGGAACAACTGCAATAGGAAAATCATATCAACCTGGAATTATAAGTCTTACAATAGGAAATGTTTTGAATTTAATGAGTGCTCAAGGAGTTGGAACAAAATCTGTAAATATTGGTGAATTGTCCATAGCAAAAGGAATGAATGAACAATCGGCTTCGAGTTGGATACAATTGGGAATTAAACAAATAGAAGGACTTGGTGAAAAAATCTCTTATTATCAAACGTGGACTTAAAATGGTAAAAAATCAAGATGAAGTGTTAAAATATATTATTGAAATAAAAACTAATATCGCAAAGATAGAAGAACATCTCAAAACTTTAAATGGGTCGGTTATAAGACATCAAAAAGAACTTGATACAAGACAAAAAGCAAGTGAAAATAATACTTCAGAAATCGGAGTAATAAAACTAAAAATGGCAAAGTGGGCAGGTGGTGCAGTAGTTATTATGGCTATCATTAATATGGTAATTGCGAGGATATTCTAATGACAATTATTTCTGATTTTCAGAATGGTGTTCTTGAAGCACTAAAATTCGGACAACAACTTAGAATAAAATATTATAATGTTGGTTTTGGTGCAGGAAGTTATTATGACGATGATGTTCAATTAACACAAAGTGGAGCAGATTATTGGATTTCTGGTGTTGTGTTGCCTATAAGCAATACGAGAGGAAGTAGTGATGCAGTATTGTTAGAGCAAGGAAAGATTCTTATGAATGATACTAAATTATATATTCGTGGAGCAATTAATACATCTGGAACAATTAAAATTGGATTGGGAAGTTATACTAATATGTCGGGATGTGAATATAGTTTATTGAGTGAAGGTGTTACAAAATGGGATGTTAATGATACACCAATTTTAAAAAAATTGTTTATAAGAAGATTGACAAATGGCAGTTTAATGGGAGAAGTATAATGGTTCAAGTAAGGGGGACAAAAGGAAATGTTGTTCAGGTTGAAATTCTTGGAATTGGTGAAGTTATAAGAATGCTTCAAGCAAAAGGTCAACAAATTAAAGCAGGTGCAGATATGGGAGTTGTTAGAGCAGGAACATATGTTCAAGAAGAAGTTAAGGAAAGTGTGATTGGGAATAGAGCAGAGCATAAATCCGTTGACACTGGAACATTTGCTAATAGTATTGAATTTGTAAAATTAGGTGAAGCAAGTGGTATTATAAAACCACAAAGAAAATCTTATCCTTCTGGACAGACAACAGAAGATGTTGCAATAATTTTAGAGCATAGTTCAAAGATTGTAGGAGGACCGAGGAGACATTTTGGAAATACAAGAATTAGGACTGAAAAGAAAATTAGAGATATTATAAATGCTGAAATTACTGGTAAGGTAATTTCTATTAGATAGTTTATTATATAATTTATAAAAATATATTTTTAAATTAAATTAAATTTATAATTAGGTAAATCAAGCGAGATTTATAATCAAATTCAAGCGAGAATAAAATATGACAATAACAGAAGTTTTAAGTGCAACATTTCTTAGTGATACAATTAACTTAATTCGGGATAAAATTCGTAGCAATATTACAGACCCTTTGGTTTCTTCAAGACCATCTACAGAGAAGTTTTGTTTAACAAGTTATCCTAAAAGAGCTGTTACTTATCCTATAATTACAATTACTGATAGAGGAACAATTCAAAGAGGAAAACTTGGAATGGCAAGCGAAGGAACAGTTCTTAGCATTGATGTTGAAATTAGAATATGGGCAAGAAATGTTGTACAGAGAGATGAATTGTCACAGCAAGTTTATGATTATTTAAGAACAAATCAATTGGACGCAACAACAGGATTATCGGATAGTAATCTTCATGATTTTTCACTTCAATCTATGGTTAATGTAGATGAATTAGGTGAGAGTGGAATAAAAAGTAAAGTAAGTGAATATCGCTTCATGGTAATAATAAATTGAAAGGAGGTGAAAAATGACAAGATATATAGGAGACCAAAACAGAACATGTTTTCAGTATGAAAGTGGTACATATGCAAATATAAGTGGAGCTCGTCAATGGTTAGGACTTGTTCAGGACCATTCATTAGAACCAAATATGAATGTTATTCAAGTGAGATATCAAGGTTCAACAGATAGAAATGTTGATGATTTTGCAGATGGTATGAAAGAATGGAATGGAACAATAAGTTATCTTCCACAAGATTGGAAAATGTTAGGATTTGCAATTGGAAGTGTTACAGATATTAGTGGAACAGCAACAGGAATTTTACATGTATTTTCAGAAACAAATTCTGATGATAGAGTTCAAGTTTCAAGTAACCCATTGTATCATTTTGCTATTGAAGATTCAAAGAATGTTGGATATGCAGGAAGTAATTTTATAAGGACAACTATTGGTGCTATGATAGATAGTTTTCAATTGATAGCAGGAGTTGGAGAAATAGTTAATTGTGAAATTGGTTACATAGCTCAGGATTCAACAATGAGTTCGGGAGCGATTGTAGCATTAGCAGCAACAACTACTAAACCATATCTTTTTAATAATATTAAATTAGAAATTCCAGACGGAACATTAGTTGGAAATGCAAAGGAAGTTACATTTAGTATCAATAATAGTATTGAAAGAGATGCAGTATTAAATGGCTCAAGAGTTGCAACAGGATTGTTACCTTTGAATAGGGCATATGAAGTTACATCATCATTGAATATGGATGATGGGAATGCAAGAACATTTTATGAGAGTTATTATATTGCGGGAAGTGAATTCAATGCAGAATTAAGTGCTTTGGGAGTTGCAGGAAGTTTATATTTGGTGTTAAGTGGATGTAAGATGTCAGATATGACAATACCAAGTCCAATGGAAGGAGTTCAAGAACAAAGTTTTACATTTGTTCCAAGCCATGTTACAGGAAGTGCATTTGATAGTATTGTTAAATACAATGCTTGGTAAAAATTTATTTAAGTTATTCTCAATTAAATTTTCTTGAGAATTATAAGCATAAAAGTGAAAGGAGGATAAAATAATAGATGGAAGAGAAATTTGTAGAAATAAAAGGAAGAAAAGTGAAAGTATTAGAAGTAAAATTCATAGATACTTTTAAGCCAGAAATAACTGAGAAAATTCAAACAATTGGTTATGCTCCAGCAATGTTGAGTATAGCAACAGATTTAACAGAAGAAGAGATTAGTAATCTTTCAAAGAGAGATGGTCAAAAAATTTGGAAAGTTTATATTGAATTGAATGAAGATTTTCAGAATACGGAAACAGAAATAAAAGAATAAATAATGACTTAGAAATATGCGAATATTTTCATTGGTCATTATTTGATGTTTATAATCTTACCCTTTTTGAGAGAGATACTGTATTCCGTTTTATAAATAAAAAAAGAAGGAAGATGAAAAAATTATCTAAAAATAAAACAAAATGGTAGGAATATTAGGAGGAGCAGTAGGTGGGGCAACAATTAGTATAATTATAAAAGCAGTTGACCAATATTCTAAAGATTTTAATAAATTAAATAAAGATTTACAGAAACAACAGACAGGATTTCAAAAATTAACAGGAATTCTTAAAGATACTGGAATTGGATATGCTGCACTTACTGGAGCTGCTTTTGGATTTGGTGTTCAATCAGTTAAAGCATATTTACAAACAGAAAGAGCAGCACAATCATTTAATATAGTTGTTGGTGATACTGCAGATATATTATTAAATGATTTGAAAAAAGCGTCTAAAGGTATGGTTTCTGATTTTGATTTAATGCAAGCTGCCAATAGAGCATTAATGTTAGGAATAGAACAAAATCAATTACCACAATTAATGGAAATGTCTGCTGCTCTTGGTAAAATTATGGGTAGAACAGTTACAGAAGCATTCAATGATATAACAATAGGTATTGGAAGACAATCTAAATTAATTCTTGATAATCTTGGTATAATTGTTAATGCTGAAGATGCATATAAAAGATATGCTTTTGAATTAGGAAAAACTGCTAATCAATTAACAGAAGTTGAAAGAAAACAAGCTTTTACAAATGCAGTTATTGAACAAGGAACAGCATTAACAGAAGCTATGAGATATGCAACAGAAACTCATACAGAAAAATTACAAAGATTAATTGCGACATGGGAAAATGTTAAATCAGCCATGGGAAAAGCAATAATTGAAAGTTATGATTGGATAGAAAGTTTAGGTAAAGCAATAGTTCTTTATGATATATTTGCAGATGATATAAAATCTCCAGAAATTTTAACTAAATTAAATGATATTGCAAATCAAATAAGAAAAATAACTGATAATACAAAAATATTAAGTCAAGAAAATGAAGCATATATGAATGATTTAAAGGAAAAAGTATCAACTATTTTTCCTAAAGAAATATCATTAGAACAAGAAAAATTAGTATTGCAAGAAAAATTAATTGAAAAATATGGAAAGGTTTCTGAAAAGATTGTAGATATAAATAAAAAAATAGAACAGTCTAAAAAAACAACTCAAGAGTTATTATCAAGTTTATCTAATATTCAAGCTGTACTTGCGGGAGAATCTGAAAAAAATATAATAATAGCAGAAAAAGAACATGATATTAATGTAGAAAAATTAAGAATGCTTGAAGCTGGAGAGATTGAAGAAACAGATAGACTAAAACAATTACAAAATGAATTAGATATATTAAGATTACAAAGAGATGTAGAATTTTCAGATATAAAGAATATAGAACAAGCAAAAAATGATATGTTTATTGCTGAACAAAAGGGATTAATAGAAACCATAGAGCAATTCAAGATAAATAATGAATTAAAGAAGAAAACATATTTAGATGAAATGAATGACTTAGAAAAGTTAGAAAGAAAAAGAAAAAAATTAGCTGATGATGAATCTGATATAGAACATATAAATAAATTAATTGATGCTATTGATAAAGAATTAGATAGATATGATATGTGGAGAACAAAACAAAATTTAATTGTTCAACAATGGAAAATATCAGAAGAACAATCTACTATAACTATGGATAGTGTCAAAAAAGATATACAAGGAGTTATTGATAAATATGATACAAATAGATTAGCCATAGAAAGAAATACTTTGGCAATAGATGCTTTAACAACAGAATCCAAAATATATGCAGAAAGAACAATAAGCGATGGTGAAAGAATAGAAGCATTATTCACAAGGATTTATCAATTACAAAAAAAGTTAGGTGGAGGAGGAATACAATCTCTTTTTGGATTAAAGAATATTGGAGACTTGATAGGAGTAGGTGATGCTATAATAAGACCAAATGGAGATATAATTAAAACTCATCCACAAGATACTCTTATTGCTACAAAAACACCGAATAAAATGGGAGGATTGAATATATATATAAATAATCTCAATGGATTTAATGCAAAGGATATTGCACATGAATTACAATCAGAATTAAATAATACAATAAGATTATAATGACGATATATACAAAACTTGAAATTGGAGGAGTTGAATATTCTCCAGAAACTATGAAAGTAGAAAAAACTATGGACAATTTTGATAGCACAAGTAATTTTACAATTGACTTTATAAACTATGCAGGAAGACATAAAAGTGATTTTAGTTTGAATGATGAAGTTGTTATTTATTCTGATAAGGATGTCAATCCATCTACAACTAAAATATTTACAGGAATTGTAGAAAATATAAAATTTAGAGGAAGTGAAAAAGATGAAAGATTAACAATACGAGGTAGAGATTATGGTGCAATTCTACAAGACATTATTATAAGTCCAAGAATTTTTAAAAATGAAGAGGCAAGTAAAATTGCAGAAGGATTGCTAATTCAAAATGCAGTAAATAGAGGAATTACATGGAATAATATTGATGCAACCGGTATAACTATTGATAGAATAACTTTTAATAATATTAGTTTATTTGATGCCTTACGAGAACTTGCAGAAATATCTGGATTTTTCTTTTATATTGATGTTAATAAAGATTTACATTTTGAGCAAAGAGATAATGTAAGTAGTGGATTAACTTTTGATAATACAAATACAACTTATGCTGATTTTACAAATACAGATAATGAGATTTTTAATAATATCTATGTTTATGGTGATAGAGTTTTAACAGGAGCAAGAGAGGAATTTAGTTCAATATCTCCAGGAAGTGTTTATACATTAGATGATAAACCTTATAATATTAGAATGATAGGGAGTGGAGCTACTAATACAACTCTACAACCAGGAGGAATCTTATATGTAAGTAATCCATCAGATACAGATGTAAAATGGCTTGTAAATTTTCAATCAAGTCAAGTAGTTATTGTTTCCGGAACAACAGGAGGAAATAATTTAGGATGGACAGGTAGTGTAATAATTGTTGAATATGATAGAAGTTCTCCACTTATAAGTATTCGTGGTGATTTAACAAGTCAATCAACTTATGGAAGAAAAGATAAGAGAGTTATTGATAGAAATATAAAATCATTAGATGAAGCAAATTTACGAGCAAATACTTTATTAGCAAAATATAAAGACCCATTAATACAAGGAGATATTGATGTTAATGGAGTTGTTAATGTTACTCCTGGAGAAACCTGTATTGTTAATATTCCTTTTCATGATATAAGTAATCAAACTTATATGATGTTAAATGCTTCATATTCATTTACAAAACAAAATAATTTTTCTAATAATGTATTGACATTGAGTGTAAATAAAAGAATAAAAGATTTTACAAGCTATATTAAAGAAGTTGAATTAAGATTAAGAAATCTTGAGGGAGCAGAAGTTGATACATCTATAACAAATATTGAATTAGCTACTGGAAGTGTAACTGTACAAGATTCATATAAAGCTATATGTAGAAGTATTGGTTCTTCATTTTATTTTCATGTTCCTGGACATAATCAATTAAATTCGCCTACTGCTTTATTAGGAGATATGAGACTTGGCAGTATAGTTAAAAGTGGATAAAAGGAGGTAAAGATGGGAATAACAACACATGGATTATCAATTTGTGCAGCAGCATTAATAGGAAGTTATACTACAAATCATTATATTGGAGTTGGTATCGGTTCAACTGCATATATATCTGGTAATACTGTTTTAGTAAGTGAATTTGATAGAAATCAAGTTGATACAAATGATTTAGGAACAGCAGAACAAGTTACTATGATAGCGAATTGGGCACCCAATGATATTAGTGGATGTATCTTAAAAGAATTTGGAACTTTCACTTTAGGTAGTGCAATGTTAAATCGTGAAGTGTTAATAGGAAGTTTGGTATTTGATGGTGAGCAAGAACTTCAAGTGCAACAAGTAATTAAATTTGTAATATAATTATATAATTTAAAAATAAATAAATTTAAAAATCACAAAATATTAATATATAAATAAAAATGGCAGAACTTTATAGTCAATATGCATCTGGAGTACAGTTTACAGCAGGAGCGATAGTTGGGAGTGCTTTGGGAACTTCTGGAATTAATCCTCTTGTGGATAGATTGAATAGTATTACTCAATCTGATAATAATATTTTAATTACTGGTTCTTTTACTAATAATAAAACTTCTTATTGGAATTGTATAGGATTAGCCTTTAAAGAAGCAATAGATTATACAACACCGGCATCAAATTTAGTTTTTTATTCAGAAGCAGATGGTTCTTTTGCGACAAGTGTAGGTAATTCAAAAGGAATGACATCAGTAAATGGAATACCAAATGGAGCAATTATAACAGGAGCGATAGTATATGCAAGTGCAGGAGGTGCAAGTACATCGTGGATATTAAGGAGAACAACTTTAAGTGATGGAACAACATCAGATATGGCAACAGGAGAATTTAATGTAGAAGATACAACAATAACAAATGGAACAGTTGATAATTCAGTTTATTCTTATTGGATTTTCAGTAATGATTTAGATGCATCTAAATCAATTTATGGTGCGAGGATAACTTATACAACAAATTGGATTTAAAATGAAATTTATAGATTTTATTAAACAATTTTTTGAAAAAAAACAACCAGAATTAACAATAGTAAGACTCTTAATACCAGATAATGAATTGAAAAAAATATTTAATTGTTGGTCATTAATAATGGATAAACAATATAAACTCTATTCCTTTGATGAAGTATATGATTTTATTAAATATGATAATTTAAGTTTTAAAAAATATAAATCTGAATACCACGATTGTGATGATTTTGCATTAATCTTGTTGGGTAGATTAAAAGAAAAATTTGAAGGAGGAGCATTTGGATTAGGACTTTCAACTACTCATGCTTTTAATGTTTTTGTTGATGATAAAAAAATATTATGGATTATAGAACCACAAACCGATACTTTTTTCAGACCTATTAATACAATAAAATATAAACTAAGTAAAGTTATATTTTGATAATATATATTCTAACCATATAAATGAACATTTAATAAATACATTTAAAAACAATAAATAATTAATAATTATACCTCAAAATGATACTTTATACAATTGAAAAGGAGGCGAAAATAACATGGCAAAAGAAATGAACTGGCCAGCACTTCTGACTGTCGGAGTTATTTGCATCTTATTAGGTGGACTAATAGGAGCATTTGGCTTTGCGACTACTGAAATTGTAGAGAAAACAGTTACAGTAGAGAAAGAAGTAAAGGTTCCAGTTGAAGTGGAAGTTACTAAAGAAGTCATCGTAGAAGTACCAGCTCCAAGTGTTCTTGATAAGGCACTTGCAACATTCCTGAAAGCAGTTGAAGATGAAGAAGATGAAGCAGGAAATGATATAACTATCCTTGAATATGAAGAATATGATTTTAATGAGATTAGTGTATCAAAAGTTTATGATGATTATAATGTTACTTATGTTGATGATTGCACAGTGGTTGATTTTAAAGTGAAATTAAAATTTAAAGTTGAAGGTGAAACATCACATAGAATGACTTATAATGTTACAGTAACTTATCAAGAAGATGAAGATAGTACTGTAAAATATACATAAATCTAATTCAACAAAACAATTTATTATTTTTTTTATTTTAATTTTTTTATAGTGGGAGAGTATATGTAAAATATATATTAATTATATATTGAAAGGAGGTAAAACAAATATGGACATGAATATGGTAGCAAAAGAAAAATCTTGGTATATGAGTAAAACAAAATGGGCAGGTATTTTAGGTGGTGTTGGAATGATATTGCCTGCATTAGTAACATGGCTTACTGATGGCACATTATCAGTCACACAAATTTGGACTGGAGTTGTAGTTATTCTTGGAGTCTGTGGAATAAGAGACTTACCTGTTTTAAATAAATAAAACCTTATATAGAATAGGTGTTTTTTGAAAATTTCATATATAAAAACACGCTGTTTTTACACCTATTCTTATAATTCTAATCAATTATACATTAAATTTTCTTTTTCCCAAACCTATATATAAAAAGAGGACATTCTGGGGATAAACAATCTTTCCAAGATTTTACATCTCCAGCACAACAACTCTCTTTACAATACTGCTTTACTGCCTTTAATGGTGTTAATTTTTTTTCTGTCATCATATATTTTGATATATAGTTTATAATAACTCAATGATTTTCTTTGCTGAATTATCCCAAGTAAAATTTTTACTATCTTGTTCTGCTTGTTTTCCCATTTCTTTTATTTTATCTTGATTTTCAAATGCCCATCTTAATGATTTTTTTAAGAAATCCATTTTTGGAATAGCCCATTTCACTCCTTCATACATTGGTATTTCTTCTGAATCTTGTAATTCATAATCTATAAACATGCTATTATCAGCAGTCATATAATCAGTTTGTCCTCCAAAAGAAGTCTGGATAGTTGGCAAACCACAACTCATTGCTTCAAGTCCTGGTAAGTTAAATGACTCACATCTTGTTGGACAAACAAAACAGTCTGCTTGGTTATATAAATCATTTAACTTTTCAAACGGAAGGATATCACAATTAATATGAATTGGTGCTCTGTCCTCTGGAAGATTGAGTTGTTGTAATGCTTGGTTTATAATCTCAGGATTTATGTATGCTGGATTGAGTTTGATTATAAGCTTAACTTTGTCATCTTTTTTGAATTCTTCTGCAAATGCTTTTATGAGATATTGAACTCCTCCTCTATCCCAAGATGTTCCGCGCCATCCTTTATTGCATATGAATTTGAAAGTGTCTCCTAACCTATTACGCTCCGATTTCAGGTGGATATCATCTTTCAATGTCGGAACAGCATCTTGGAGACTATGAAATATATTTCTATCTACACCATGTGGAATTACTTTTATTTTATCTATAATTAATTTTTTTAAGTGTTCGTTAAGTGGAATTATTGTATTTAATATTGCTTGTTTAGTATGTTCACTTGGAACAAAAATATAATCTATTTTATTATTATAAAATTCTTCACACCATGAACGAGGTACTTTGTCTCCCTCCCAAATAACATATCCAATATTTTTTCCTAATCCAGTAAACAATTTCCACATATGTGGCATCGCAATAATTAGATTATAATCATCTTTTCTTTCTGGTTTGGTAAGCATATCTAATTCAGCATCATTGACATGTTTAACCCAATCTGGTGGTGCTTGTGTTGTTATTCTACAATCTGCTACTTTATATAAAGCATTTGCTAATTGGCGAGTGTGTGATGAGTAGCCATCTGAACCAAATATGCTTCCAACAATATTAATTTTTTTCATTTTAAAATAGGTTTAAATTTTTGATGTTTTAGATTTAATTTTGTTTCTTCTAAATAATCCCATGGATTATATCCATATATTACATAATCTCTAAAAGATTGTAAAGATAATTCTTCAATAAAATCTTCTATATCTGTTTCATTTAAAAAATTTCTTATGAATTTTTCTACTCTTTTTGGACAATTAATTATTTTGAATTTCATTTAAACTTACTCCTATATTCTTCTAAAAAATCACCTTTTTCTTTATAAATTTTTTGAGTAAATTTATTTAGCAATTCATTATTCCTTTGTAATCCTACCATATATTCATTTGTTCTTTCTCCTCCACTTGGAGTTTGAAGATGATAAGCGATTGCTCCTGTATCGACACATATCTTATATCCTTCCAATAATGCTCTAAAACTAAACCATTGTTCTTCTCTAAATGAACAAAATCCAAGATTGTCTTCATACTTCACTTTTTCGTGAACTTCTCTTTTAATAAGAGCCATACTTCTAAAATTTGGACTTGGTATAACTTCTTTTGTAATATATTCCATTCCACATTCATCACCAAAATAGATTATTTCTCCTTTATCATTTAATTTCACATCACTTATAAATGGCTTAACAAATTTTGTATCTCTTTTTATAAATGGAACTCCACAATGTGGAACTAATCCAGATGCAATATCCCAACCATCATTAAGACATTTAACAAGTCTTTCAATATAGTCTGGTTCTAAAAGGTTATCATCATCGAGTCTTAGTATCGCATCTGCATCGCTGACTTCTAAAATCTTTTCTACCATATTTCTTCTTAATCTCGTAACACCTAACGGAATGTCATTTCTCCAAATTAAAACATTATGATTTTCTAATTTCATCCTGCTTATTATCATTTGAATAAAATGATAATTCTGGTATGGTACACCGCTTCTATCGTCATAAATAAAAACATCAAATTCTTGATGTGTTTGTGTTCGGAGACTTTGAAGTAATAATGCTAATTCAGTGGGTCTGTCTTTTGAACATATCATTATATCTACTTTCATTTTAAATCCTCCATAGTAATATTGAATAATTCAGCTAATACGTCTACTTGACCTTGTGCATAAATATCTTCTCTTGCACTTACATGATTTTTTTCATTTTTAATTAACCACTTAACTTTACTAATTGCTATTTGTTTTAATTTTTCTTTAGCAAGGTCAAACTCTGCTAACATTGTTCCTTGCATATATGGTTTAATATCTTTTAAAGTTTTTGATTTCATTTTAACTTTTCAATCTCCTCTCTTCTATTGTGTAAGTATGCTTCAGTCATATCATCTGTCCTCGAATTAACAGCACTTTTGCCACCAATTCCTTTATAGAAGATAATATCTTTAGAGTAATCAGGTTTATTAAAGTATAGTCCTTCATATTCCCATTTATATCCTTTATATTTTGTTGATGGTTTTGCATCATTATAAATCTTGCTTCCAGGATATGGAGTAAGAATGTTTATATCAAAGTCATCTGGCTTTGCTTCTTTAATCCATTTTACAGACATCTCTACATCTTCTTTTGTTTCTCCTGGATGTCCGAGTATTATAAACGATTCGTAATGTATTCCATTATCACCGATTATTTGTCTTGCTTTTAAGTTTATATCATATGTTGTTAATTTTTTTATTGTCTTTAGAACTTTATCTGAACCAGATTCAACTCCTGTACACAATTTGACAAATCCTGCTTCTCTCATCCATTGAACAGATTCAGGATGTTTAACAATTAAGTCACTTCTTACAAATCCTCTATGTTGATAATCTCTTTTGGTTAATTCAATACATAATTGTTCTAATCTTTTTGGATTAACATTTATTTCATCATCATACCACATAAAAGATTTATATCCAAATTGTTCATTTAAACTATCCATTTCTTCTAATACTCGTTCTGGTGAATGCACTCTAACCTTATTATACATTTCAATATCTCTTCCACAACAAAATTTACAAACAAATGGACATCCCCTTTGAGTTTGAATATTTGTTGTTGGTAATCCATTTAAAGTATATTTATAAGATAGAGTGTCTATAAACTTTCTATTCGGAATTGGTAGTTCATCTAAATTTTTTATAACACCACCATTCTGCCATCCTTTATCAAGTATATTTTTTATGTTCTCTCCCTCTCCTTCAAATATTGTTCCAAATTCTTCTAAACTTTTTATGTTTATATCATCAATTCCTTTTCTTCTTAATGAACCAACTGCATTGGCATGTGGACCTCCGATGATTGTATTAACAAATCGATTTTCATCTTTAAGAGCTTTCATCATATTATAAACCATTGGAAATTGTGGTGTTGTAGAACTGAAACCATAATAATTAAAATCAAATGCTCTTTGTCTTATTTTGTTTATATAATCTTTTTCTCCAGCAAAATCAATTAATTCAACATCATATTTTTTATCTAACATTGTTGCTACTCTAACTAAACCGATATTTGGAAATACTCTCTCATTTATAAGAAATGGACTTGGAGGATTTATCAATGCTATTTTCATTTTATTTGTTTTCCTAAACTTATTAATTTATTTGTAATATATTTGAATTGTTGTGGTTTATTTGTCTTTAACCAAAATGTAAACCATATTGCATTCATATGTGCTCCCCAATTTCCAAATTTGTGATGTTGTAAGCATAAGGTAATTCCATTATCAACATCCCATCTCATTCCTTTTAATCCTTTTGGTAATATATGGTGTGCTTGACAGTTATGTCCGGTAACTGTTTTGAAACATACTTGACACTTCCATTCATCTCTATCTTTAACTTTCTTTTTCCACATTTCATCAAGTTCTCTTAATTCTGTTTTTTTAGATTTTATTTTTGTCATTCTTTTTTCTCCTTAATTCTTTTTTAATGCATTTTTTACATATGACAATTTCAGCATTATTTCTTAATTTAAAAACTGGCTCTGAATAACTTACTTCTTCTCCACAAACATCACAATTAAAAGGCATGGCTCTCTCCTCCATCAACTGTTATACAAGCTCCATTTATATGGGATGCTAAATCTGAGCATAAGAATGTAACTATGTTTGCAACATCTTCTGGTTTGCCAATTTTTTCTGGTTTGTATGGAAATGGTTTACCAACATCGATATGTCCAGGACAAATTGTGTTAAATGTTACTTTTCCACATCTTCCTGCCAATGATTTCATCATTGCTATTTGAAATGCTTTACAAGCAGTAAATGTTTGATTATCACCTTTTTCTTTTCCATATATACTTGCAATTGTAATAATTCTTCCATCTATCTTTCCCAATGCCATAAATTGATGTGTTAAATTCAAAAAAGGATTTAAGTTTATATTTATAATTTTATTAAATTCATTCCAAGTTCCTCTTCCTCCTACATTATTTATAAGGAAATCTATATCTGGAATTTCTGGAATATCATTTTCTAAATCAACTCCTTCACTTCTACTCCAACTGATACATTCTACTCCTTCTTCTTCTAATGCTTTCTTGATAGCAAGTCCAATTCCTTTGCTACCTCCAGTAATTAATGCTTTTTTTCCTTTAAGGTTTAATTCCATTTTCCTCCCTCATCTTTTTAATTATAAAAAATCCTTCTCTTTCTTTGTTCTTACAATTTGTACATACCAAACTACTATTACTTTTAGATACTTGTTTATTGCAATACTTACATTTACCTGGAGATATACTTCTAATCTTTAAATGTTGTTTTTTTGTTAATTGCCAACTCATTTTAATTCCATTTTCTTAATCCTAATTTTTTTAATTCATCTTTATTTAATTCAGTTGGCAAACAATAAAGTATTCCACGATAAGATAAGCGAGGACAAAGCCAAGCATAATTCAAATTGTCCAATGTTTCATAATCAACTTCTAATCCTGCTTCTTTCATATCTCTTGCATTTGGCTTAACAATATCACATCCTTCAAGTGTATTAGTATAGAAAAAGAAGTTTCCATTTATGTTTTTTAATCTACTTCTTAATAAATTTATATCAAGGTTTATTCCATCATATGTTATTCCACCAAGTCCATTATGAAAATCATGAACTATAATAATTGAATCTTTAAATTTTTTCATACTTTCAAGTTCTTTTAGAATTATAAATCTATCTTCTTTTGGAATTCTTGGGTCGTAGAAATGTGCATCCAAGAAAAATATATATTTGTCTAAAGATAATCGACTTAAAAAATCAGGACTATTATCATTTATAACCAAAACATTTTTATGTATTTTTAATTTTTCTTTTGCACTCTTGTAAAATGCTTGTTGTTTTTCACAAGTCATAACAAGATTAAAGTTTTTGCTATGAAGACGAGCGTTTATACCATGAAATGTTCCGGTTTCTATGAAAGTTCTTATTTCATATTTGTCACGAAGATGTTTGATTACTTCAATTACTTTTTTGTCTGTCCAACTCATATATTAAAATCCTCCTTTATCTTATATTTTTCTTTTAGTTTATTCCAACATTCTTCACAAAAAGTAATAGATTTTCCTAAATTACCACACCCACAATCATCACATTCTGGATACCATCCATCTTCTATTTGATTACTCATTCTGCAAACTCTCCTACTTTCCATTTTTTCTTCATATAAACAAAAGCATCTTTTTTTAATTGGTCAATATCATCTACTTTTTCATGTTCATGACTATGCACATAATCAGGTCTATGCTGAACCCAGTAATCTATTGTATAAACTTGAAGTCCTGCTTGTTTAACTGCATAAGTATAATCTATATCAACTCCCCAACCTAAAGGAATATTCTCATCATATCCTCCAATCTTTTCAATTGTTCTATATGGAATATAAGTACACCAAGCACCAACCCAGAAAAAACCATTTATAAATTCAGGTCCAGAATGTCCTCCTCCTCCCCAACAAGTAACTAAACCACAATCTTCTCTTTCATCTGCAATTCTATTCATCTCTTTAAGCCAATCAACATCATATTTTCTTGGAAAAATTACATCTGTCTGGAAGAGAAATAAATCTTCTTTCCTCTCTTTTGCAATTTGAAATAAACGATTATATGCTTTTAATGGTCCTTCTTTTGGAGTATGTATTACTTCAACAAAGCTATAAAACTTTGCTAACTCATCACAGAATTCTGGAGTTCCATCATCTGAATCTGATACCAATAAAATTATTTTATCTCTAATCATTGTTGAATTTAAAAAAGTATAAAATGCATATTTTAAACTTTCTAATTGTTTAAATATTGGAATTCCAATTATCATTTGTTCATATCCCTCCCTCTTAAAAAAGATTGTAATGTCAACATATTATTTATAATCTGTTTTCTACTCATTCCTCTTCCTTTCATAAACTCATATGGAACAGCATCTTCAGCATTATCTTTTGAATCTTCAAACCTACAAAGTAAATGATTAAATTTGTCATATTCCTTGCTTATAAACTTAATTCCATATTTTTCTGGATTTGTTGATATAGGGCTTCCAGGATATGGTTGAAGTGAAGATAATAAAACTAAATCCGGATTATTTTTAATTATAAATTTTTTTGTTTTATCAACTATGTCCTCTTTTTCTCCAGGTAAGCCATTAAGCAAATATATTCTTGTCTTTATATTATATTTTTTACAATATTCAATTGTTCGTTCTACATCTTCTATTTTAATATGTTTGTTTGCAAAATCTAAAACATCTTGGTCACAAGATTCTAAACCAAATGATAATTCAACAAGTCCACTTTCCTTTGCTTTTCTTAATGTATCTTCTGTAACAGTTGCCCTTACTTGTCCTCTCCATTTAATGTTTTTCGATATAAGCATATCTAAATATTCATCAGCATTCTTTGGCAAACATATTTCATCTTGTAATGCTAATCCTTCTATTCCATATTCAGATTTTAAATAATCTATTTCATCTGATATTTTATTAATAGCATTTCTTCGTATCTTATCTCTTGTATAATTTGCACAGAATGAACAACCAAATGGACAACCAAAACTGAATTGTGCTGTTGTCGACCTTATTTTATCGGTTTTAAATAAGTTATCATTTATTATTTTATCTTTACTTAAAAAATGTCTTCTTGGAAAAGGATAATCTCCTTTTGGTTCTATTTGATATTTAGATTTTAGATTTGGAAAATCTTTTACAATTTGTTTTACAACTTCTTCTCCTCTTCCAATGCAAATAGAATCGAATCCTTTTGTTTCATTTGGCAATATAGATGGATGTGGTCCTCCAGCGATATGTTTTGATTCTGGATAACTTTCTTTTATTTTTTTTGATATATTTTGAACCTCTTTTAAATCCGGACTTGCTATTGTATAAAAATATAAGTCTGCTTTATTAACTTTTTTAGGTCCATCTCTAAAGTCAGTAAAGCTTATATCAACTCCTTGCTCTTCGAGTATTGTTGCTAAATACATTTGTGTTAATGGCTGTGCTCTAAGTGGTTCCTTCCAATAAGACCAACTTGGTATTACAAAATTAACTGATACCATTATTTACTTCTCCTTGCTACTTCATTTATTTCTGCACATCGTTGACAAAGATATTCTTTTGTATCATTATTTATATATATTGCAACATCATTACACATACAACATCTTTTAACTTCTTCAGGCATTTTTTCTTTGTCCCTCCAGAACATCTTTTATGATTTCTTCAAATTTCCATTTCGGCTTCCATTCAGGATAATCTTTTTTGAATTTATCAACACAAGGTAATTGCAATGTTACATCATGTTTTCTTAACAAACTTTTATCAAGTTGTTTTATAATTCTATCTTTTAATGGTGAAAGTGAAATCATAAAGTCAAGCATTTCTCCAATTTCTTTACTATCTATTCCTCCTATGTTATATGCTTCACCAAATCTTTTTGGTTGAGTTAGAATTAAATAATATGCTTCACAAGCATCCTCAACATGTGCCCAAGTTCTAATGGAATTTAGGTTTCCGTGTTTAAGAATATATCTCTGCCCCAAAGCAATATTCATTTCTACACTTGGATTTGTTGCAAAATCTTTTTCCATTTCAACAATCTGTTTTGCAAAATTAACTTCAGCACTTAACATTTTTCTTCTCTGGGAAGTGTGCGTAAACATCCTTGTTGTAATTGTTTTTAATCCATAATTTGTATAATACATTCTTGCCAACACATCTGCAAGAACTTTCCCACAAGCATAAGGATTTGCTGGATTAAAAACTTGATTTTCTTTTATTGGAACATCTTTTTCTTCTACAAGTCCATAAACTTCTGATGACGAGCAGATGTGGATTATTGGGTCATAATTATCTCCAGTACTTATTTTTATATATTTATAAGATGGATTGTCTCCATATTCATCTACTTGATAACCATATTCGAAATTTTCTTTACAAATCCTAACTGCTTCTAATAATTTATAAGTTCCTAATCCATTTGTTCTTATACTCTCTTCAGGATGGTCGAAACTATCTCCCACAAAACTTTCTGCTGCTAAATGAGAAATAGCATCTGGTTTTTCTTGCTCTATAACTTTAATGCAATTTGATAAGTCATTCATATTCATATGAACTAATTTTATTTTATCTTTTATATGTTGTATGTTAGACATATCTTCTTGCCATCTCATAGTTCCTACTACTTCATGTCCTTTTTCTAAAAGCAAGTCTGCCAAGTGGCTTGCTACCATTCCATTTATTCCAGTTATTAGTATTTTCATTTTAATGCTGCTGCTATTGCTATTATAACAAAGATTATAAGATATAAAGCTATTTCAATTCCATAAGCAAATACATTCCACCAAAAACTAAACAAAGGTGTCTTGTTTATAATCAATGCCAATAAGTTTGCACAAAGTAAAATTGTCGATATTGCTACCATTATTTTGTTCCCTCCTTTAATTTATATACTACATCATTATGTTTTGCATTTATATATGGTTCTTCAGTTCCTTCAACTATAATACTATCTTCTAAAAATTCTCCTGTATGAGCAATGTAAGGTTCGGTTATCATTACTTCTCCTTCATTCATAATGAATTCTTCTGTTTCATAAGTTTCTTCTCTATCAAAAGCAATATCAGCAACTTTTAAATAATATTTTATTTTTCCTTTTAATAAATATCTAATCTCTCGGTAAGTGTGATAATGATTTCCAAGTATCTGTCCTTTTCTTACTTTCAGAATCTTAACTTGTTTACAATCAAAATCTCCATTAAACATTTCAAGTATGTCTCTTCTCTCATCACTATGCGCAAGTTTTATTGGATATATTTTTACTCCTTTCATTTTAATATACCGTTTGTGTCCCATATTGTTTATTCATACAAATATCTATTTCTTGTTTTAATATATTCTTCATTTCTTTTTCTTTTTTAGTTTTGAAAAATAAAAAGTATTTGATATAAAATACTCTTGGTTCTAATTCAAATATATGAAAATCTATTTTCATTTTCCAAATACTCCGGTAGGAATTTCTATTAACAAAGTAGATTTTCCTTGTTTAGCTCTTCTTAATGCAATTCTATATGAAGGTATTACCTCATCTTCATTTTCTATTTTAAAAACCTCGATATGTTTACACATTGCTTTTAATCCAACATAATGGTCTTGACAATGTTGTGCTCCAGGATATAGAGGTTTTATATTTCCAATTTGTGTTCTAATAATAACTCCGGGTTTCCATTCTCCTTTTGACATCTCTTCAACTTTATCTAAATGATTTATAAGTTGATTTGTCGCACATATCAAAAAATCTATTCTTGGAAAAATACTTATTGGAATAAATCCTTCCAATGCTAATCCTATTGATATTCCCATTTGAGTATCCTCGAAGACTGGCATTTCAATTTTCTTTTCTTTTAGAACTCCTTCACAACTTCCATACATTGGACTACCGCCATAAACAATTGTTTGTCCTATGAATATTGATTTCTCTTCTTTTCCGAGCATTGTCATTGCTTTACATAAGTTTTCTTGATATTTTTTATTGTTCATTTTAATTTTAATTCTTTTTTTAATTTAATAAAATCTCTTTGAGTTATTCCAATTCTTCCATTACCATATAAAACAATATATGGATAATCCATTGATTCTTGTTTCCAAATACCAATAATTTTTGTTATATCTAAATAACCATTCCCTAAATTAATAAATTTATTTATAAGCATTATAATCTCCTTGTGATTTAAATTTCTTTTTCTTAAATATAACCCATTCACCAATTCCGTAATGAGGATAATATCTAACATATGTATAATGTATAACATTAGATGGCCATCCCCATGTTCTTCCTCCCCAAACTTTTTTAGTTGGAGAGTTACATCCAATAGCATTATCTTCTATTATAAAAGTTATAGGTAATTTATTTCCATTAGCATATTTTATTGCTTCATGAAAACATCCCATCTCTGATGCCATGTCTCCTACAAAGCACCAAACATGAGCTTTATGGTTTGGTTCAACATCTACTTTTCCATCCTTGTCTAAACAAGGTATTTCCCACTTTCTTTTTATTCCCATAGCAACACCAAGAGCAATCGGAATTATTCCACCAACAATTGCTGATGTAAATATTTTATGTGTTCTTGAATTAATATGACTTGAGTTTGCATTCTTTATAATCTCATCGGTAAGCCATTTTTTATCTTGTGATTTTAATAGAGCATGATAGTGCGAGCGATGAGTTGAGAATATCCAGTCTTGTGGTTTAACTTTTTTAAATATTTTTATAAGAGCATCTTCATTTCCTCCTGAAAGATGAACCGGTCCATATGTTTCTCCTTTTTTAAATTCTTTAATAATATTCTTTTCAAAATCTACCAATTCTTTTTTATTCATATTTCACTCCTTCTTCTAATTTACTCATTTTGATTGCATACTCACAAGTCATCTTACAATTCTGCATCATGTATTCATCACAGAACATCATATTGAATTTAATTGGGTCGCATTTATTTCTATTCATTATTGTTCTAATAGTTTCTCCGTGTATCATATTTTCGTATTTCATAATATTCCTCCAAAATCATATCCTTGTGATTTACAAAGTTCAGCAGCCAAACAATCTAACTTTAAATCTTTTCTCTCACCAGTCAATTGGCTTATGACATTTTTAGCATTACTTCTTACTCCATTAACACTATGAGTGAATTTTAATAAGTGGTCTTGATTTGATTTGCCTTTTCTTGCTTCAGATTCATTTTGCCAAATCACTTCATTCGATAACATAATTATTCCTAATGCTCTTATAAATTGTCCCCATTCAGAAATCTTTTTTGTCTTCATAATTGTATGAATATCATCCATAATTAGTTTTGCCTCATCTTCATATTCTTTTTTATGTTGTGGTATTTTAATTGACTTGAGTGTTACTATGTATAATCTATCAACCAGTTCACTAAGAGTCAAATTATATTTTCTCATTTTTCCCATTCCTCGTCAAACACTTTTTTACATTCGTCCATTGTTTTAGCTTGAACAATTAAATTTTTGTAATCAAAAGTTGCTCCATTAACACCAATTACTTTTTCTGTTTTATTTATTATACTTTCGATTTCTCTTTCTTTTTCTGTCATTTTTTCTCTCCTATTAATAATTGTTGTGAGAATAACCATTCTTTTGGAGCATCTCTTATATTAAAATATTTACTTAATTTTTCTACCCACCAATCTTTATCTTCTTTGATAATATGTGTAGCATCTGCTTCAAGATTTGGGTCACCTTCAAATGGTATTGAAAATATAAAAGCGCCATCTCTATTACATTCATTTTTTAAAACAATTTCTAAATCTTCATATAATAAATGTTCTAATATGTCTATAAATAAAATTAAATCATAATGCTTATTTATAAAAACATTTGTTATATCATTAACTATAAGTTCTCCAATATTATCATTCCAATATTTTCCAACATACTTGCTTATATCTACTCCTGTATATTCTATTTCTGGATTAATTGTTTTTGCTGCATATCCAAATAATCCAAATCCACATCCTATATCTAAAATTGATTTTGGATTAAACTTATCAAACCAATTCCTTATCATCATAAAGTGTTTTGCTTCTAAATTTTTTCTATCTGCAAAATAAAATTCATCTTTATCAATTTCATATCTATCGCAAATTTGTTTTGGTAATTCAAGAGGATTAATTTGTCTTGTGGGATACACTCCTAACAAGTGACTTATTTTCCATTGCTTTAAAAATTCTTGATTATGAATTATGCTATCTTTAGCATGTTGTTTATATCTTTTTAATATATAATCCATATAGCTTACTGGCAAATGTCCTAAGTGGAAAATTGTTGTTGCTCGATATCTTTGTGATTGTCCACCTTTTGTAACTAAAATAGGATGAGAATGTTCTGGGTAATACTCAGCATCACTTATCTTAAATAATCTATTTGGAACATAATGCTCTTGAACAGTTGCATCTTCATGTCCTAAATCTCCTATAAAGTGTCTCATCTTTACTTGCCAAGCACCTCCAAGTTTTTGTGTTTGTGGATTGTTTATAAACTCTCTAATTTTTTCTAAGTCTTCAATTAGTTCGTCTTCATCAAGAACAAGACACCAATCATCTGGATAGTTTTCTTTAAGATGTTCCAAATATCTTTGTCTACATTTTCCATTTGTTGCTGGGTCTGTTTCGTCCCAAAAATTATAATGTTCTTCTACATCTTTTGTAACTGGAAATGGTAAAAAATTAGCACTTGTCCAATACAAAATCTTGTCAGCATCTTTAACACTATCCAAACACATCTCAGCAAAATGTTTCTTTCCTGGTCCCATTATTACAACTATTAACTTAACCATTTTATTCCCTCCTTCTTATAAAAATTAATCATTTCTTTAATGCCATCTTCTAATTTAACTTTTGGTTTATATCCTAACTTTCTAATTTCAGAAGTATCAACATTGACTCTTTGCGGTTGAGCTGTTTCTGGCGGTAGAAAGTTTATTATCTGTGGAACAGTCCAATTATAACCAACTTCTTTAAAAATCATATTAGCAACATCAACCAATTTTACTTCTTCATTTCCTGAAACATTATAAGCTTTATTTTTTGTTTTACCCCAATTATCTACAAGCAAGTTTATTCCATCAACAAAATCACTAACATGTGTGAAATCTAATGTCTTATTCGCATCACCATATAATGGTAATTTTTCTTCTTTTAATGCTTTTATGCACCAAGTTGTTAATAATCTACTTGTAACATCATGAATAGGACCATAAACAGTGCTTGGTCTTATTATGATATGTTCAATTCCGTAACATTCTGTATATCCCTTTACAAGATTTTCTAAATATTTTTTACTTGCAGTATAAGGATTTTCATTTACACTTAACACTCTGCTACTTGAAAATGCTACAATCTTTGGTATATTATTTTTTCTACAAAATTCCATAACTTTATGAATTCCATCTGCATTATTTATGTGAGGTAATTGTGGATAATCAATCCCTTCTTGAATTTTACAATGAGCTGCAAGATGATATAAAATATCTGTCTTTTGTGTTTTTGGATTTAACTTAACTCCATCTAAACTTAATACATTAAATCCTTCTCGTTGGTCTATCTGAAGAATACAATTATGTTTTTTATCTAAACTTTTTTTTAGATATGTTCCGATTAATCCTGAATTTCCTGTTATTATGTAATTCATTGTAATATATTTTCCTTTTTTAATTTATCTAAATTGTATTCTGATTTATCATAAATTTCAAATTTCATTTTTTTAGCATTAGGAAATTTCTTTTCAAATTTAGATGCTTTAATAATTAAAAAACCATTATTGTTTATCCAATTATTATATGGAGGCATTTTAAAAAAATCTTTCCCTAATAAATTATAAATTAAATTACTTCCTGAAATCATATATACTTTTCCTTCCCAATTTTTATATTTATATTTTTTGATTTCACAATCACAAATATCTTTGTGTGTATCACAAATCAACCAATTTATCATTATTTTCATTTTAGTAATTCCTCTATTAAACTACACCACTGCTTTCCAACATTTTCCCAGCTATATAATTTATTTACTTTTTCAATTCCAGTATTTCCAAATTGCTCTCTTAGTTCTTTATTAAAATATAAATTGTTTAAACACTCAACACAATGGTTATCATCCATTATTGCTCGCTCTACATTCCATGAACCGGTAAGTTCTGAAGCAAGTTTTACTGGCAATCCACATTGTCCATCTTCAATAAGTAATTCTTGAGTAGTTGTATAATCGGTAGCAATTGTTGGTATTCCACAAGCATGTGCTTCTAAAATTGGTACTCCAAATCCTTCTCCAGAAGTTGTAAGTAAAAAACAATCCATTGCATTATAAACTTCATTCATTTTTTTATAATCAAATCCGTTAAAAAATGACATCCCAGAAAAAATAACCCTATTATTTAATTTATATCTATTAATCAAATTCATCATATCAAAAGGTGCAGCAACATCATATGGGTCGGTATGCATAAACAATACTGCATCTGGTTTATCTTTACAAAATAAAGAAAAAGATTTGATTGTTCTATCAAGCATTTTTCTACCTTGATTTCTGGCAACAACACCAACAACATACTTTCCTTGCAATCCAAACTTTATTTTACATTGTTCTTTTTCTTCTTTTGATAATGGATAATATATTTTTGTATCAATAGCATGAGGAATATATTTTGTATCCATTCCATAAAGTTCTTTTACTTGTCTCATTCCAAATCTTGCCATAGCAACTGGACAATTAACTTTTTTCAAAATATTTTCACATCCCAATGGCATTCCTCCTCCACCATCAGAAGGATAATAAAAGATTGATTTTGCTGGACTAAAATCAAAATTAAGTAACCAAGGATAAGTCATAAAGGTGTCAAGAAGAATTCCAAAAACATCAATATTATATTTTTTGATATAAGGCATCAATAAATTTTGTGCATATGCTTGTGGACTTCCTCCAAGAATTGTAAAATTAAATTTTGTTCCATCTTGAAGAACAAGTCCTTTTGGTATTGTTTGTCCGATATAATTATGTCCAATAAAATAAACTTCATGTCCTGCTTCGGCTAATTTATTACAGATATTCCAACTTATGGTTGCATAACCGGTAACAGTCATTGGTGAATCTGAAAGCCAAAGAATTCTCATTTTTTCCACATCCATTTTATAAAATTTGAAATAACCATAAAACCTATAAACCCACATAATAATTTCCAAGGCTCAAACCTTGTAATATATAATATACCAACAAATATAATTACTGGAATATAAATTCCAAAATCATCTAATATCATAAATAATAAATCATAACTATCTTTCATTTTTTCTTCTTTGGAATATAATAAGTTATCTCACAAACATGCTCTTCACCACAACAACTACATACCCCTGATATTTTTTTCTTAACTTTGAGTTCTTTATATCCATCAATTCTTGTTCCATCTCCATAATCATCAAAACTTCCATTTGTTGTATTAACCATATTTCTCCAGACCGCTGGTTTTCCACAAATTGGACAATTGTTATTTTTTATTTCATCTGCTTCTATATAACAATCTGTTGTCCAATAATGTCCAACTTCATCTAAAAACTGACTATATCCTTCGTATGACATTTTATTTAAAAACTATTGTTCCTCCACCAACAAAAATTCTTTTTGATTTATCAATCTCTATATCATTAACAGTCATTTTACATCCACTTTCAAAAATTATTGAATTGCCAGAAACACATAATCTAAAAAGACATTCTTCAAATTTATGTGCAATAATACGCGGAATTGTTATAGAATAGTTATCACCAGTTTTGTTATTGGTAGTAGTTTTTCTTATTTGGTATTGTAATGCAGGTCCTCTGTATGCGATTTTGTCACTCTCCTTTAATTTAAAATTATATAATTTAAATTTCTTTTATTTTTAAATTAATATATAATCAAGTAATATATATAAAAATATAATTTATTTATATATCTTACAATACTTCTCTGGAAAACATAAGTCGTATCTCTCAAACAAATATTGTAATTGTCTCTCTTCATAAACACAATGCTTAAATTTCCTTTCTGTAAGATTGTCTTTTAGAATTTGGAACACTTCTTCTCTTGTATATCCAGAATCACGAAAAAATAAAATTAATAAATATCTATCATTCCATCCTGCATCCCTTTTCAATAATAATTGTTTTATAAAGTTAGGAGATTTAGTTGCATAATCTGCATTCAAATTATTTTCAAAATTAGAATTGTCAACAATAATTTTATCACTAAATTTATCTGATTTATAATCATATCTTGAAACATCGAATAGCTCTGTTCCTATAGAAATGTTTTTTATAAAATTCTGATATTGTGCTGCTTGTTTTATAATTATGTCACCTGATTTAAATTGTTCTTTTGTTATTGGAATACAAAATCTCTTTGCCTTCACATTATAAGTATTTGGTATTCTATGAAGTCTTGCATTATCACCAACAACTTGTGAGTCGCATTTTAGGTTTAATTTGTCTATAAAATAATGTTGTGAATTATAAATACAACTTTTCAAATTCTGTGGTTTATAATCTTTTGTCAATATAAAAATATGATATCCTTTTCCACTCATTATGATGTAATGTTTTATATTTTCTTTTATCAAAAATTGATGAAGTCTATTTGCTTCATTCCAACAATCATTATCATCAAAATCGAAGAATAATTTGTTTACTATTGCTGAATTATAGTCTGGTTTATAATCATTCATTAATTCAAAATTATAAACTGTTCTATAAATTGCCTTCATACCATTATACTTGTTTATAAAATCTGCTTCTTCTTTCTTTGAATTGATTGTTTTTCTTGGTAGTCCTACTTCATATATCATTTTTGATTCTTTTTATCATGACATTCTATACATAATGTCTGACACTTATCTAATTTATATTTTTTTGCATTATCGTGTTTTGCAAATTTTCTTCCATCAATATGGTCGATTGTTAATTTTTCTTTTGCTTTGCATTTGACACACATAAAATTATCTCTTTGTAATATTTTTAAAATCCTTCTTGCTCTAATGATTGTAGTTAATGTCCTGTTTTGTTTACTTTTATTTTTACTTTTCGCTTTTAACTCTAATTGTTCAATATTCAAATATCTCATTTTAATGAATTATTTACCATTGATTGTTTTAATACTTCTAAACATCTCTTGCTAATTAATTTTTTCATATTTAACAAATCAATCTTCTTTTTACTTATTGCAATTTCATTCCAATTTTCTTCCCATATATCTTTGTAAACCATATTAAGTAATTTTCCCATAATGGTCATATCAAGGGGATTTTCATCGTCAATTAGTTTGAAAATACATTTATCAATTCTTGCATTAGTACAATATACTGCTACAAAGTATTCATCATCTGTCTTAGCAAACTTTTTACTTCCGCCAAATACTTCTCTATTTTTCTCTTTAAATTTTTCTCTTACATATTTAGCTATTAACTGTTTATCATAATTTTTATAAACTATTCCTTCAGCTTGTTGGTCTTGAGAGCTAATTGAAGCATATATACTTTTAGGAACACTCTCATCTGTAATAGATTTTATATCTTTTGCTTTACATATTTTTACAAGTGGCACTATGTTAACTTTTAAATTCTTACAAAATATTGTTTCTACATCTTTATAATCTAAATATTTTCCAATTTTTATATCATAAATATCAAATCCAAGATAAGGAGGTATAATTTCCCAATCATAAGCTATAGTATGTTTTACCATACATTCCCCATAAAAAATTAAATGTGATAAATTGGGAGCAATATCTCTTACACTTTCCCATTTATCTCTTATATATAATATACATCTTTGAAAATTTTTTTGTATATTTGTATCTTCTCCTTCATTAGAAGTAAGTTGTTGACTTCTACTACCAAAAATAATTTTACCATCTTCTGTTATATAAAATCTAAAATTAGCTCCATCAATCTTTTCCTGGATAATTATCTCATCATCTTTATCCTTAAATATATCAGAATTTTCAGTATGTCCAATTGCATAAATTTTATCGTATTTTTTAAATTCCATTTTATTTTATAAAACAACACTCTCGTTTAAATTGGCACCAGTAACACCACTCATTTCTTTTTGGTTTATATTCACCACTTTCAATTCCTTTTCTTACTTGATGCATTGTATCATACATTTTTTTAATATGAGCATCATCAATCTTCTCAAAGAATAGTTTATCTTGGTCAGAAAAATATATTCCCCAATAAGCAGGACTTTCATCTACCTTTCCAGAATGTTTTAAAAGTTCGGCATAAACAGCAAGTTCAAATCTATAATCGTCAAACTTATCTGGATAATATTTTCCTGTCTTCCAATCTATTACAACAAGTTCATCATCTTTTGAATTTATAAACACAGCATCAACAATTCCTTTAAGTCCAAGTTCTTCATTATATAATTTTAATTCCTGAAATATTGGAAAAAAATATTTTTTATCAAATTTTCCTTCTTTAATCATATCTTTTATTCTTCTTAATTCAAATTTTATAAAATGTTTTAAATCAATATCAGGTTGTAGATTTTTATAGAATTTTTCAATCTTTTTGTGTATTGAAATTCCTCTCGCTTGTGCAGGTGATGGTATAGATGAAATCTTATCTAAATATATTTTTTTCCATTTGTAAGGACATTGCAAAAATAAATTTGCTTGTGATTTTGATAGTATTCGTTTCATATTAAAACTCCTTGTCTTTTTTTAAAAGCACAATTAAAAATATGTAAACCCATTTTAGGTTCTATACAATTTCTTAATAATAATCTTGCTTTTATTCTTGGTATAGGCATATCTAAATATTCTGAAAGTTCTTCTGCTGTTGAACGACTTACATCAATATTCTTAAATTCTATTTTATTAACATTAAAGTTACTCCAAAAAGGATGCCTTCCTAATTCAAAAGTTGGTTTAATTAATGCTTCATAATAAGGTATTACATTTTCAACAACCCATTTTCCTTTAAACCAGCTTTTTAATAAAATAACTTGTTGATAAAAAGTCATGTCTGGATAATTCTTAATTGGTTGGCTAAAACATAATCTACTATGTGTTGGACAAGGTGGACTGCTCCAGATAAAATCAAATTCTTGATAATGCTGCAATAAATATTGGTGAGCATCTGTAACTATTACTTTATCATTTGGAAAATTGTATTTATATATCCCAGCAATCTCTGGATTAATTTCAATTGCAGTAACTTCATGTTCATCTCCCCAAAGTTTTCTATTTCCTCCAATTCCTGCATATAAATTTAGTATTTTCATATTAATTTTTGTTGTATTAATTTTTTGTTTAAAATTTGTATTTCTTCATTATTATTTATTTTTTGAAATATACTTAAACATCTTATTCTTAAATTAGGACCAGAAATAATTGGAATTAATGCATATCTTTTAGTTCCTTTTGGAATTTTATAAACTAAAAAATGCAAAACACATATAAATCCTTTATGTTTACAAACTCTAACTGCTTCATCTATAAAACTATATGGTGGAACAAATGGAGTATCATAAAGATTTTTTCCATAATGCAATCTCTTTTTCTTATCTGATAAATGTATAAAATTTTCTTCTAAATCATAAGGAGGGTCGCACATAACAACATCATATTCTTCATCATTAATCGGAAATTTTTTTCTTGCATCAAAATGAAATGTTGCTTTTTCTTGTTTTGTATCATTTGTATGATTATTTTTATCTTCTTTTGTAATACCGCCAAATAAATGTAAAACTTTTTTTCCTGTTAATGTTATAAGTTTATCAACATTTCTTATATATCCTTCTGGATATGCACCAGTATAAGATTTACTATTTCTATGTAATTGCCAAATTTCTTCTATACAGTTCATAATTCCATTTGCTTTGATTTAATTTTTTTAATCTTCTTTTCTTTCTTAACCTTTTCAACTTTATAATCTTTTATAAAAACTCCCAATTCTTTATAAATATCTTCTAAATTCAAATCACCAACATCTAAATTTTTTGCTTCATCTATAGAACAATATTTAATCCTTTTTCCAGCACCAAATTTATAATTTTTTATCAATAAAATCTCACCACTTCCATATTTCTCTCCAATAAGATAATAAATAGAAGTTTTTGACTTATAATTTTTTAATGATTTTATATTAAATCGCTTTGCAATAATCGTTTTATCTTGTTTTATAATTTCATTAATTTTATTATCCATAAAATCCCTATCAAATTTACAATTTAAATTTTTTATAATATCTTCTTTTAAAAAATCATTAAATATTTTTTGACTTAATTCACTGCAATCTTTTTTTATAATATCCAATCCTTTTATCCTTAATTTATCATCTTTGTTTATATAAAGATAATGCTTTTTATTCAACTGCTCATCTCTACCAATAAAAAATTGCAGATACTTTATCTCATCATCAATACTTAAACTAAACTCATCAAATGGAAAAGGAAATTGTCTGCTTATTTCTATTGATATTTCTTCTGCCAATTGCATGCAAAGTTCTTTTTTCTGATAATTTTTTAGATTTATAAAAACAGAATCTGTGTCGGAATAAACAATATCATACATATTATCTTCAAATTTCTTTATGGCATAATGAATGCATTGCCTTGCCAATGCCGTGCAATCACTTGCAATATTTTTATTATAAAGATTTTTAAATGATGGTTTTGCGGAAATCCCATAAAGAGAATTAAGAACTATTTTTATAGCAAATTGTCTGTTATCTTTTTCTAACTTGTATAATTTTCTTTTCATATAAAATTCTTTGACCAATTCTTCTATCTTTCCTTGTTGTTTTGAACAATAATAACCTTCTACTTTAAAACTTTCATTACCATGCCATTTTTCTTCTTGCTTGCAGCACTTACAATCATGAGAAAACAAATTTGCATGGACATACATCATCGGATAAAGCGATGCAAAATCAAAGCATAGAATGTTCCCTTTTAACGTTTCCTCTTTTGGCTGCATCACATAGGCTCCTTCATAATGGGGATTTCCATTAATATTATTATATTCTTCTTTTAATCCCAACAGATGGCAGATAACCTTGTATCCATATGCTCCGCTTGACATTGTTATGTGTTTAAAGTTTTCTGCATCTTTTTGTGGTATGAATTCTTTAAGTGAGTCGAATTTTTTTATTAGGAACTGCCATAGGTCTTTTGTGAGGTTTAAATCTTGTTTAAGATATTTTTTTATTTCTTGTAGTTCTTCTTGTGTCCATTCATCTTTTTGAAATATTTTATAATTAATTTTTTCTTTTTTCATAATATCATTTGTTTATTTTCTTTATTTAATCGTTTTTGAATTACATCACAATATTTTTCATCTATTTCTATTCCAATATAATTTCGTTTTAACATTTTTGATGCTATTAATGTAGAACCTCCTCCTGCAAACGGGTCTAAAATCAAATCATTTTCTTTTGATGACACACTTATTATTCTTTTCATAAGTTCTAATGGTTTTTGTGTTGGATGTAACATAAAATCTTGATTTTTATCTCCTGTTGGTTTATTTTCTTTACATCTAAAATTTTGAACTTTTGGTATTCTAAAAATACCATTTGGACGTTTATCATAATTTATTAACTTTGGATTTCTTTTTTTATAACATAAAATAATTTCATAAGATACAGAAAAAAAATTCAAATCTCCCATTCCATAATCCATTTTATCCCAAATTAAAACTTTAAATGGCTTTACTTTATCTCCAAATAATTTTGCTATTTCAAATAAACTATCAAATCTAAAACAAATATACATAAAAGAATCATTTTTTAAAATTCTCATACATTCATCATAAAATAATTCATACCATAATAAATTATCATCTAATTTAAATTTATTAAATTTAACATTACTAACTTGTTTTCTGTGTCCAGATTGAAAATTTATCCCATAAGGAGGGTCTGTAAGAATTAAATTTATACTTTCATTTGGTAACTTTTTCATTTCTTCCAAATAATCACCATAAATAACTTTATTTATTTCCATCATTTAATATCCCTTTTTAAATTTATTAATTCTTGAGAAATATTTTTAAATTCTAAATCTATGTTGATATTTTCTGATTTAATAGTTTTTATAAAATGGTGTGATGTATGTCCATTATAATCTCTTAATTCAAAAAATTTTATAAATTCAATACCAAATAGATTATTTTCTTTATATGCTTGAATAGAAATGGTTGTTAAACCATTAAAATCTTTAAACTGATTTTCTTTTTTTATTTTAAATTCTTTTATCATAACTTCTCAATCTCCTTTGTGATATTATTCAAACTATAACTCTTAAACCCGCCAGAACAAAGCAATGGCGCCTTCTTCTTAAAAACTTTATATAAGTCAATATGTTTATAATCTGGGATAATTATTCTGTGCCTTTTTAATATTGGTATATCAAATTGCTCACCGTTGAATGTGATTATGAAATCATAATTGTTCAATATTGTTTTAATTTCTTTTGGTTCTTTATATTGGATTATATTATATTCATTAGTTTGTAAATCAAGAATCCCTATGAATTTTATTTGTGCTTCTTCTATGATTAGTGAATCTGTTTCTATGTCGAATATTGCTAATTTTTTCATTCTTTTTCTAATTCTACAAAATTTAAATCCTTTGGCAAATTTAATCCCCAACAAAACCAAGCAGTTTGAAACCAAGCTCCACTTCCTTTTCCAGAAGGAGTTATAAAATTTATTCTTCTATTTGGAATTATAAGTTGTATTCCATATCTTCTAAATAATTCTCCTCTTTTTATTCCTTCCAATGCTGTTAATGGCATAAGAAATGCAAATGGCTTTCCTAATTCAAATGCTTTTTTCAAAAATTCATCTTTTTTTGAGTAAGGTGGATTTGTAACTAAACAATCTGAATGATCCATATAAGAAACTTTAATAAAATCTACATCACTATCTCCAATTACTTTAAATCCTTCTTTTTCTAAATGTTCTGCTAAACTTCCTTTTCCCCAAGCACATTCCCATATAATCCAATTCTTTTTTAAAAAAGGTAGTAATGGTTTTATTGCATATTTTGGAGTATGAAATTCATCACTTCTTCCTCCCATTTGTATTGCTAATTTTTTCATATTTTAAATCCCATTTCTTTTAATTTTTTTAATCTTTTTTGATGTTCTTCTTCTATTATCTTTTCTTTTGGTTTAACTTCTTTTTTCTTCGTTTTTTTATCTTTAATTATTTTGCATATCATTAAATTTTTTCTGCTCGGGCATACCATTATAAGACTCCCTGTTGTAATCTCTTTTTTGCAATATCACAATATTTTTTTGATATTTCTATTCCAAGACATTTTCTGTTTAATTGTTTACATGCAATTGTTGTTGTTCCTGAGCCGAGAAAGCAATCCATGATAAGCTCTCCTTCTTTTGAATAATCTTTTATAATATTTCTAAATAATTTAACTGGTTTTTGGGTTGGATGTTCTCTTTTTCTTTCTTCAGAAACAAAACCATGTTGAATACAAATATATTTTTTAGATATATTTCTATCAAAATTAGTCCATGCCATTTCAACATCTGTGAAAGTATCATTAAATTTTATATTACCTATTTTATCCCATATAATCCAAGATGTTTTAAATGGCAATTTATCTATAAAATAATTACCTCCAAAAATAATAACTTTTTTCCCCACTCTTAATATTTCATCAAAAATCTCTTTAGAAGGTGTTTTTGAATCCCAATTATCTTTATATTTTTTTACTGTATGTTTGGAAGATGCTTTTGTATATAATTGAATCCCTTTATCTTGATTTATTCCATAAGGTGGGTCTGTTAAAACCAAATCAATACAATTATCAGGAAGTTTCTTCAAAACCTCAAGACAATCAGCATTAATAATCTTAATTGGTTCTTCATTTGTAGGTAATAATTCACTCTCCATTTTATAAAAATCCTTACTCAGCTCTTGGCGCCAAAACAAATTGAATTTCCAATTCATCTTTAAAAGTTAATCTGCAAGGACTATTAGAATCAAACTCAAACAAAACATCTTTAAAATATTTTGAAGCATTCATAAACTTATTAAGATATTCTAAACTATAAATGGATTGTGCCTCTCCAACAACTTCACATTCAACTTCCTGATTAAACTTGTTTAATTCTCCAGAAGAAATAATTATTTTTCCTTTTGTTTCAAGTTTTATATCATCGCCTATTATACCTGCATCTAAAAACAAATTTTGTAATTCAGAGCTTATCATTTTAAAATTGGATTTTAACTCAAGCTGTGGGACATTCCTTTCAACCTCATCATCATGCATAACTGCGATTGAATATTCCTTTTTATTCTCATCAGATATTATAAACTTTTCATCTTTAAAATCCAGATTTACAAATTGCGTTTTGATTCGCTTCATAATCTTTGCAAGAAGTTCTGAACTAATTTTGAATTTTTGTTCTTCTAAAAATTCATATTGAACGAATTTTTCCTTTGGCAGTTTAAACAAACACAATGCTGCATTAGATTCTGCAAATGCTGTTATGAACATTCCTTCAGAATTGAATTTAAGACAAGGTTCTATAATTAAATCTTTTATACAATCAAATGGGATTTCCAGAAATTTTTTTTCGATTTTCATTTTTTGCTTGATTCATAATCCTCTAAACAAATTTCTATAAGATTTATAATGTCCGAAATTGTGAATTCCGAAATATTTTTGTTTTTTATAATATCTTTAAATTTGTTTAAAATATAAAGTTCGTTTAATATCATCTTTACCTCCTTTCATAGTTTTATTCATTTTTAATCTTTTTTATATCCAATTCAACTAAATCTCCTCTTTTTAATTTTAATTTTTTACTAATTGGTTTGTCGATAATAATACCTAAACTTTGTGCAATTTGAATTATTTTTTTTGTTAATTTCATATTAATATAATAATATTAATAGTATTTAAATGTTTTTATTTTTTAATATATATAATTGAGTAATATATATTTGTTTATTATTATATATTTAAATATATACCTTTTCCCAATCCATTTCATACTTCTTCATCTTTCTGTTTTTCTCATATTCATTTAACTTATCAACAATTCTCCTTTGAGAAGCTTTTCTTACATCCATTATATTAAAAAATTCTTCTGTAAGTCCTTCTATATCAGTTTCTTCAAGTATTGGATATTGAATATGTAATGCTTCGTGAACAAGAGTTTTAGTCATATTATCACATTCGTAAGCCAAAGCAATACCTTTTCCTCCCCAAGGAGTGTTCATTGTAAATCCCATAACAAAATAAGCCTCTATTTTATTTTTTGGAATAATAATAGAAGGTCTAAGAGCAAGGGGTGTTTCGTCTATAATACCAATAAGGTCTTTAGCAACTCTTTCAAATAATATTTTTTTCACTTGTACACCTTCTGACATTGATTAATTTGATGAGCAACATCTTTCCAATTCTTAGCTCGTTTAATATGTTTAAACTCTAAATCATCAGAAAATGTTGAATACTTATTCCAAGGTTGTTCAAATAAATAACTATTAATCTTATTTTTAGCAAGATTGTAACAAGTACCAAAGTGGTCGTCAATTAGGAAATCTAATTCTTCACTCTTCATAGGTTCTACTTTGTTATCTGATTGAATAAGATTGTCAAAAAGTATTCCATTATCAATTAACCAGTCAAATGTATCTTTCATAACTTCTGAATATTGATTTCTTGATGTTATTAGAGAGATATAATTTTTATCATATAAACAATTTATTATATCAATCGCATCTTTAATTGGTTTAAGATTTGTATAAAAATCTTTATTGAATATATCTTTATATTCGTGAGATTCTACACCCATATGTTTTAGATTATAAGTAATTATTTCTTCTTTCTTAACTTGTCTACCTTGTCTCTTTGAAAGTATTTTTTCAAGACTTGGACCTATATCTGCGATTACTCCACAAATATCTATTCCTATTCTCAATTTTAATGGTTTTGAAAATTTTTCCATATGTCTTGTAAATTTATTCATGGTTTAAATCCGTAAATCTTTTTATAAGTTAATTCTGTTTCTTTTTGTATTATTTTCTCAATTTGATTCATATTTCTTGGTAAGTCTGAAAGAGCATAATGTTTTATATGTAAAAGTTCATGTATCAGAATTTCTTTAACCACTTCGATAGATTGTTCTTTATCTATAAGAATAAGTTTTTTGTCATCTAAAGTTAATCCTCTAATTTTTGGAATTTGATAATCTTCTGCAAGATAATTATGAGGAAATCTGCAATGTTCTAAATCATAATAAACAAGTGTGTCTATCACATCTTTAAGTGTAAGAGTTTTGTATTTCATAGGTGCTTATTTTTATTGGAACATATCTTTCACATTCTTTATTTAATTCATCTGTCTTGCAAGTATAACAATTTCCTTTACAATCTGTTTGAGTTTTAAATATCTGATAAAAGCATCTTTCTATAGTTTTTACCATTAATTATAAAAATTTCAAAATATTTAAATCTTTTTATTCATCCAAAATCAATTCTCCATCTCCGTAAATTGTTTGCTGAATAATTTTATCAGTTTCTTTATTATAAATTACTCTACTTTTTAACTTTCCATCTTTTTTAAGTTCATAAACATCACCATCCCAATTGTAATGTCTAATTGAAATATACTTAAATCCTTCTTGTTTAATTTTTTTAAGAATTGGGTTGCAATCACAATTTTTACATTCACATTTATTTTCTATGTTTTTCATTTCTGTTCTCCTTTTTTAAACTCTGAAAATTCCTTAGCCCATTCTCCTGTCTTATCTTTATAACAATAAGCACATAAATCTTCTTTTGTAAGCATTTTAAAATTCCTTTTACATTTAATACATTTCATCTTCGCACATCCTTTGTTAATTTATCATAAATTTCCAAAATACCAATTAATCTTCCATCTGTTAAATAGTGTTTTAACTGATGTATTCCTATTTGGCTTTTTCTGGAATATTCTATTATTGCTTTTCGGAAATTCTCTTTATTCATTCTAAATCTCCAAATATTTCATTAATTAAATTATTTCTCCCTTTATCTCCTAATACCGACTCATTAAAAACGTGTATTCCTTCTTTCAATCTCCTTACTGCTTCTGCTACATCTTTTTCTGGATAAGTATTTGGAAAACCTCTTGCTAATTTACAAGTCTCTAATTTCTTCTCACTTAATGGTCTTAATGGTTTTTCTTTCCTCATTTCCTTCGCACATCCTTTGTTAATTCTTCTCCAATAAGTTTTCTTCTTTTATCACACATTTCATACCAAGTAATTTCTCTTGTAATATAACTTTGAAGTAAGTAACCTTCTAATCGGATAAATTCTTTGACATCTTTTACTCTTATAAAATTTGTAACAGTTGTAAAATTAGTTTTTGCTATTTTCTTACTTAAATTAAATTCTTCCATTATCCCTTTTCCTCCAAATCTTCTCTATTTATATTCAATCTTTTAATCCACTTTTCTGTTAATTCATAAGTTGTTAATTCCTTTTCTTCATTTATATCTTCCTTAACCCACTTAATTGCTAATTGTTCTAACTGTTCAGCAAAAACTATATTATCTTCTACATTAAAGTTATATTGTTTCAAATCTTTCAAAGTTTTAAGTTCCATTATCCCTTTTCCTCCAAATCTCCTGAGAGTTTATCAATTATGTCTATCATTTCATTATCACTTAATTTTTTTGAACCACCAAATAACTTCTTTTTCAATCTCTTAATAAATTCTTTATCTTGTTTTTCAATTTGTTCTTTAATTATTATTAAAACAGGTGCATTTCCATGAATAACAAAGTTTGGAATACAATCTTTAAAAAATCTTTCTCTTTTTTCCTTTAAATTAAATTCTTTATTCATCTTCGCACATCCTTTATGCCCTTTAGGGTATCCAAATCTTTTTCTGTAATATTGCAAGATTTTTTTATAAGTAAATCAATTACCATTACTTGTTCGTTAGACAATTCTTTAACTCCAAGATAATCACATAAATCTTTTGTATCAGATTTTAGAATTTTGATTGCTTCTGCTTTTATATCATCATAATTAATCTCTCCATATTTTGGTGATTTCCCGCAAGAGCGACATATCTCATTATCAAAAGTTACACAATTACATTCACAAGTCCAGCTTACTATATCTTTTATTGTTTTTAATTCTTCTTCCATTATCCCTTTTCCTCCAATAGCTCTTTTCCAAATTCCTCAAGGAATATTTTATTAATTTCTTTAATATAATCTTCTTCTCTTATGTAACCAATACTTTTAATTCTCTTTTGAGCATTTTGTATTTTCTCTTTAACATCTTCTTCTGGATAATACTTAGTAATTCCATTTCCATGAAATTGTCTTTTATCACTTAAATTAAATTCTTCTTCTGGAATAATATCGTTTAAATCAAATTTTATCATTTTTTTCTCCTTTTGACAATTCTTTAATTTGTAATGGAAAATCATTACACCAACTTTTATATTCTTTAGATGATATAATTTCTATTGGATATTTTTCTTTAAATTCATTTATTTTTTGTAAGCTTTTAGGATACATATATCCTTTAACTTCAATAAAACAATTCCAATCTTTTATATAAAAATCAGGACAATAAAAAGAACTTTTTAATTTAAATATTTGTGGTTCGTAATACCAAGTTAGTTCTAAGAAATTAAAAATTCTTGCCATATTAGCTTCCCAATTGCTTTTAAACTTCATTTTTAAATCTAAATAATATTTTTCAGTTGGATTAAACTTATATTTATTATTTCTAATTTTTGAAATAATCTGTTTAAATTTCGATTCTTCTGTATGATGTTTTCCATAAAATGGATTTAATTCTCCTACTTGTTTTTTATTTCTTTCTGATGTCCAGGAACAACTTCTTTTTTTACCAAACATATGATTATTTTTACCTACAAATAATTTATTACCTTTTTGAAATCCGTTGGTTCTTCTTTTATCAAATCCTTTTTTAAATGAAGTTTTTCCAATACATAATTTACAAATACAATTTTCTTTATGATTATATCCTTTATTCATTTTCTTTTATTAAGTTTTTTAATTTTTCTAAATTTAAATCTACTATTGTTTTTCCAATTATTTTTCCATTTTCACGACATTTTTCTATTTTTACTTGAAATTGAAATTGCTTATTTATAAATTTTAATTCATGTCTCAACACTACATCAACATAAAATGGAACTCTTTTTTGACAATCTGCTTTTACTCTTCCACTTGGTCCAGAAGCGTTATCATAAATATCACTTTCTCTTGCTGTAAAAATTACGTTACAATTTTTATTAATCAATTTCATTATTGGTTTTTTGAACATATTGTTTATAATTCCCCAATCAAATCTTTGTTTTAATCTGTCTTCTATATTTAATTTAAATATTTTAATTTTACAATATCCTTGACACCAAGTCCAAATATCTGATATACTATCTATTATGATTGTTCCAATTTCATTGTCAGGAATGCTCATAAGATAATTAATTGTATCTTGAAAATTCTCAAAGTTTTTTACTTCATCTTTTTCTTCAACAGATTCAAAATCAGTATTACAAATGTTTATAACTTTTGCATCTGGAAATTTATTTGCTAAAGGCGATGCACCATTTTCTGTATCAATTATATAAACTGGTTTATCTGATGATAATGCGAAATGCGTTTTACCTGTTGAGAAGTTGCCATATGAAAGTATTTTTATTCCTCTATCTTGTTTGGCTTCTGAAAGATTTTTAAATAAGATACTTGTTTTTGGTTTTTCTTGCTCTTTCACTTCTGTTTTTTCTGCTAAATTATCCCATGCCATTTTAATTATTACCTATTTCTCCATTTTCTTGAGCATTTATTTCATCATTGGTCATTAAATCTTTTTCTGTGATGTTTAATCTTTCTTTCCATCTCTTTATAATTTCTGATTGAAATAATCCTCCTTTATTCCAATCTTTAATATCTTTCTTAACCCACTTAATTGCTACTGCTTTTAGTTCTTCATAACTTACTGCTTCACAAAACAAATCTGCACTATCTGTTTTTAAATCCTTCAAAGTTTTAAGTTTTGTCATTTTACCAAAAACCTCTTTTCTTTTTTCTAAACATATCTAATATCAATGGTAGTCGCTTGCTGATTACTTCGTTTCCAATTCTACAATTAATATCAAGATAAACTTTACTTCCTTTTTTTATGCTATCTTCTATTGTTTCCCAACCATAAGATACTTTTTTAGTTTCATTAAAAAAATTTATAAGGTCTTCAAATCTTGCCATTTTTCCAGTTGGAATATATTTACCTTGTTCATCATCCCATGTTCCTTCATCATGGGTTATCCAAACTTCTATTTCTTTTTTTATTTTTTTCTTTGTCATTTTTTTAATATATGTCATTACTATAACGAAATTCATACCAAAGACTTTTCAAAATAGATTCTTTTTTGTTTGTTGTTAATTTGTTCATTGTTAATAATTGATTTAAATCATCCCATAAAATATAATCTTTTCCTTGAGGTTGTATTTTTCCTTCTATTATATTGATTCTTTTCTTTTTCAATTTTTCTATGTCTTTCTCTATTAATTTATATTCTAACATTTTTTTTGTCATTTTGATTTTGTGATTATGAACCCTGCAAACATCAGGGTAAAATAATAATTATTCGATATCTAAACTTTCTTCTGTAATCGATTGAATTGATTTCGGCAAATTGATTTTGTATTCCGGTAACGCATATAACCCATATACATTCATTGTAATGTCACCAAGTTCATCAGTTATGTTTCCTAATTCGTCTTTCTTTTTGCCTTGAGCAGTTCTACCAGCAATTAAAACTTTACTACCTTCTGCGAAGTCAACATTTATTCTTTCTGGTAACCAACAAGTTAATCCTTTTGCATCTAAATCTTCAAGTGCTTCACCATCTTCAACATACATAACTCTGCTTCCTGTCATTGTTGGTTCAAGATTTACCATTGATACATCACCTTCAATAATTACAATTCTATTAAAGTCTTCTTTATTCAAAGTATGATAAGATTCTAACTCAGATAGTTTTACAACTTCACAGCAACTACTTATAAGTGTCTTGAAATTTGGTAATATCATTTTATCATCTACAGTGAAATTTGTAAATTGTGATGCATTAAGCTTATATGTATTTGGTTGCTGAGACTTGTCGATTGCCATAAATCTTAGCGGTTTAAATGTTGGAATGTTTTCATCTGTTGCTTTTTGCCCGTTGATTGTCATTGTAAATAATTTTGGTATATTAGTTGCATCAGATATTTTTGACTTGACTGCAATTCCAAAAACATTTCTCAAGAAATTATTATCTGGTAATGGTTTTCCATATGAATTATTTGCTTTTCCATTTGCCCATTCTCTTCTTGTATCAAGAGGAACTCCTTCTTCATTTGTAATTCCATCATTGATTGCAGTTTGTGGGTCTGTTTTATAAAGTTCGATAGCTTCTCTTTTTTGCTTTGCCACGATATCAATACAGTCACCAATTCCAATAATTATTCCTTCAAATCCTATAGCTGGACTTCTTAATTGTTTTTTATAGATAAGTGCTAATCTTTGAAGAGCTCTTTTGTTTCTTTCTTCTTCACTTAGGTCAGGATGAATGTTCTTTTCTTCATCAGCAAATTTATTGAATTCATTTTGTATTTCTTCTACAGATAATGAAAGTTTTTCACTCCATTTTTTTAAGTATTCATTTATGTCCATATTTGTTTTTTTAACCTCCTTTCAATTATATTTGGTTGAAAGTTATTTATTAATTTTTTTATAATTTTGTTTTATCTTCTATTTTTTCTTCTTCATCAGGTTGTTCCATTTCTTCATCAATGCCAACTCTAATATATTTAAATGATTTGCCATCTTTTGCAACATCAATGTTGTAGATATATTTATGAAGCTTAAAAACCTTGATAAACTCAGAAGGAATAATAATAAAATTACTACCACCAACCTTTACTACTTTAATTTTTGTTTCCATAATAATATTTAATTTATATGAGTATATAAATATTTATATTATATAGTATATAATAAAATTAAAACTTTAATATATATATTGAAGGTATATATATTTGTTGAGTATATATTTATTTATAAATAAAATAATTTATAATAATTTATCAAAGGAGATGATTATGATACAAATAAATAAAAATTTTTCTAATTTAATACCACCACTTACTGATGAAGAATTTAAAGGATTAGAAGATTCTATTATAAATGAAGGTTGTCGTGATGCTCTTGTTCTTTGGAATGATTTTATAATTGATGGGCATAATAGATTTAAGATTTGTCAAAAACATAAGATTTCTTATAAAACAATTTCTAAAAAGTTTGAGAATGAGAATGAAGTAATTAATTGGATTGGTAAAAATCAATTAGCAAGAAGAAATTTAACAGATTTCCAAAAATTAGAACTTTCTTGGAAACTTGCAGAATATGATAAAAAAGAAGCAGAAAAAAATAAACAACTTTCTGGAGGTTCTCCAGAACAAAAGCGGATTAATAAAATATTTATTAAACCGCATCATACACATAAAGAAGTTGCTAAAAGAGTAAAATTAAGCCAACCACAAGCAACAAAAGTTAAAAAAATTATTGATTCTGAAAATGAAGAAATTAAAGAAAAAGCAAGAAGCGGTGAGATTTCTATAAACCAAGCATATAATAAAATTAATGTTGAATCTAAAATTAAAGAAAGAAAAGAAACAGCAAAAGAAGAAAAATCTAATCCGTTACCAAAACGAAAATATTCTGTTATTTATATAGACCCACCTTGGAAATATAAAAATGAAGGGACTGCTGGAGCTGCACAAACAAAATATGATACTATGTCTATAAAAGAAATGTTAGAATTTAAAGATGAAAATGGAAGAGGAATAAAAGATTTAGCAGAAAAAAATTGTGTATTATTTATGTGGGTGACAAATCCTTTACTTGAAGAATCATTTGAATTAATTAATGGATTAGGATTTAAATATAAAACTAATTTTGTTTGGACAAAAGAAAAAGCAACATATGGAGCACTTGGATTTTATATTATGGGGAAACATGAATTATTAACAATTTGCACAAAAGGTTCTATATTACCAGAATATAAACCAGAAAGTATAATCATAGGAGAAAATTTTAAACATAGCAAAAAACCAGAGTGTGTTTATAAAATAATTGAAAAAATGTATCCCGATTGTAATTATGTAGAATTATTTGCAAGGAATACAAGAAAAGATTGGGATAGTTGGGGAAATGAAATATGATTTTTGGAAATTATAACGGGGTGCTAATGAAAAAAGGAGAAACAAATGAAGAATTTATTAAAAAATTATTAAAAAATTATGAAAAAGATGGTTGGATACTTGAAGATGTTAGAAAAATAAAAATATGGTGGATATTAGATGTTGATTTTCTTATGAAAAAAGATGATAAAATAATTAAAATCGAAACTAAAAGTGATGAAAAAATGATAGAGAATTTATTTTTTGAAAGAGAAAGATTATACTATGATGGAAAATGGAAATTGGGATGGGGGACAGAATCAAAGGTAGATATTTTTATTGTAAGAAATCAAATAACTAAAAAAATATATATTTATAAATTAAAAGATATCAGAGAATATGTTAATAAAGAAATAAGAAATAGTTCAAAAACTGGAAGACCAGCACCATGGAGAGAAACAACAGTTCCAACAAAAGAAAAAATAACAATTGGGTGGTTAATATCAATTAATGATTTAGAAAAAATAAGAATTAAAACTTTTGAAGAAATTTTAATTTAAAAATTCTAAAGGAGATGATTATGTTAAGAAATGAAGTAACCTTAATTATAGACAATTTATTGAAAGATAATAAAAAAAGAAAAATTCATATTTCTCTAAATAATAGAAGATTTTACAATGGCTTTATTTTAAATCGTGATGATGAAGATACAATTAGTTTTATTGATGACAAATTAGGATATATTCCTGTTTTATATTCACAAATTGTAAATATTGAACCTATGATTGAAAGATGAAAGATAAAATTCAGCAAATGTTTTTGATGAAAAGACCTGCTTCTGAAATTTATGATTTTATTGCAAAATATTTAATGAAGAAATATATTTTTAAAACTATTTCAGGAAAAAAGATGAATGAAATTTATGTTTATATAGATGGTGTTTTTATTGAAAAAGGAAAAGATATTATAGAAAAAGAAGCGGAAGATATTTTAGAAGAAGCAGCAAAAACATATATTATTACTGAAATTAAGAATAAGATTGAAAGATTAACAAAAATTGATAGGAATAAATTGGGATGTAGAGATAAGAATTTAATATGTTTGAAAAATGGAGTGTTGGATTTAAAAACAAAAAAATTACTTGAACATTCTGATAAGTATATGTTTATGAATAAACTATTAATTGAATATATTCCTGAAGCTTATTGTAAAAATGTTTTTACATTTTTAAATGATATACTAATTCCAGAAGACATTGAGTGTGTTCAAGAGTGGTTTGGATATCAACTTTATAGAGAGTATTTTATAAAGAAAGCATCTATATTTCGTGGAGTTCCAGATACTGGAAAAACAACATTTATGAATTTACTTAAAAATTTTGTTGGTAGTGAAAATTGTAGTAGTATAAGTTTGCAATTATTAGCTCAAGGAAAATGGCAACTTGTTCCACTTTATAATAAGAATGCAAATATTTGTGATGATTTATCTGAAAAGGATATTACAGATAGTGGAACATTTAAACAAGTTACAGGTAGAAGTTCTATAAGGGCTGAAGCTAAATTTGGTGATGGGTTTGATTTTGAAAATTATGCTAAGTTAAGTTTTTCTTGTAATAAAGTTCCAGCAATAAAATCAGATGTAGACGACCAAGCATATTGGAATAGATGGATGATTTTTGATTTTGATAATATTTTTGATAAAGATAATAAAAATACAAATGTTAATATTATTCATAGTTTGATAACTAACAATGAAATGTCTGGATTGCTTAATTGGGCATTAGAAGGTTTGGATAGATTGTTAGAAAAAGGTTATTTTTCATATAGAAGAGATTGGGAAGAGAATAGAAGGATTATGTTAGGTGAAGCAAGTTCAGTAGCAAAGTTTTGTATAGAGTGTTTAATTAATGAAAATGGTTATTGGACATCAAATTCTGATTTATTTTATAATTATGAAGAATTTTGTAAATTGAATAATATTAGTATAATTGAGACACCAAGAAAGTTTTCATTAGATATCAGGAATTATTGTAATTATGGAAAGTTTAATTCTAATAAAAATAATATATTTGGTGTTAGGAATGTGAAGATAAAGAGTCCTTTACCAATATTTGGATTGTAAAGTGGGAGGAAGAATATAGGATATATATTATAATATTTTATTATATAGTAAATTTATAAATATAATATATTATTATTTTTTTTATCTATATATCTTATATTAATCAATAAATTTCATTAAAAGTATATAGAAAAATATATATAATATAGGATAAATCAAAAAACAATGAAAAATAATCAAAAAATAGCTAAAAAATACCTTTATAAAGATATATATAGTTTAGTATATATTAATATATTATATAAACATTTATATACTCATTTAATTTAATAATAATATGAAAGAACAAGATAGGAAGGAGGAGGGGGATATGGAAAGAAAAGAATGGATAAAAATAGGAGATTGGAATTGGGAAAATCTTAAAAGTAAAGAAGAAAGATTTAAATTTTTAAAAGATATTGTAGAAAAATCTAAAGAAAAATTTGGAGATGTGGAATTTGATTTTGCTAATATGAATGATAATACTATTAGAATTTTTATTTGGGAAAATTATAAAAAAGTAAGGGATTTAATTTGGAATGATGATAATGCTCAAGAAATTGGGAGGAGAACTAAATAAAATGGAAAATGAATGTGATGTATGTAGAATAAAAGAAAATAAACAGATAATTTCTACAAGGAAAATTGGTGGAAAAAATGTTTTTGTTAGAGTTTGTTTGAATGTATGTGAAAAACATAAAGATTTTTTTAAATATTGTGAAAATACACATGCAATTTATTTAAAGGCACAAGAACTTTTAAATGAGGCAATTAAATTGGAAAAGAAAACAAAATGACACATAAACAAGATTTAAAAGAATATGAAAGAAATGAGAAAAATAATAGAGATTGTTATATTTGTAATAATCCTTATTCTAAAAATGGATTGTGTGGAGGATTAGTAAAATTTAATAGAAAATATAAAGTTTGGTGTTGTGAAAATTGTCAAGTAATTATTACTGAGAAATATGTAAAAAAATTGAGTAGAATTTATTAAAATGAAAATAGAAATGAAAAATCAAAATCCAAAGGATATTTGTAGTTATTGTGGAAAGAAGTTAAGAAAAACTAATTGGGGTAATTTAGATAGAAATCCTTCTGGTATGCATGATATTTGTAATAAAAGAAAATTACGAGAACAAAATGATAATGCTCAAAAATCTGGAGCTACTCCAGAAGAGGTATTAAAATTGAGTGGACATTGTTCACTCTAAGAGGAAAAAATGGAACAATATACGTGGGAAGGATATGAATATGGAAATGAAGCAAGAGAAAGAGATTTTTTCTTGGTTGAGGGAGATGAATAAAATGGAAAACAGAACAGATATAGAAAATAAAAGGGAAAGTTGTGAAGAAGAAACAATTTCTTTAGTAAGAACTTTTGTAGAAAAAGGACTTACTTTAGAAGAAGTAAGAGCAAAATTAGAAAAGGTTGCTAAAATGAATATGACACAACTTGGAATGCAGATAAATAATGTGGAGGCATTGTTATAAAATGGAAACAAAAAAACAAGAAATTGTAGTTATCAATGAATTGATAACTGAGCAAGCAAAAAAGTACAAAGATGCAGACCACGAACAAGGTTATGACAGAAGAAAGAAAGAGTGGAAAGCTTTTGAAAAAATAAAAGAAGGTAGTGAAAAAGCTATTAGAGAAGAAGTTTTAAGACAAGCAAGAGCACATCTTGAAGCAAACAGAATTGATTTAAAGATGTCAGCTGTTGAGTTTGAATTAAAAGCTTATGCAGGACTTCATAGATATGAAGATGCACCCGAACCAAATATAAACATCTATAGTGATAGAAGTAACTATCACAATATGAATATAGAATATATGACAATAGATGAATTGAAGACTTGGATGAATGAAAAAAATGAAGAAAAAGCAAAAACAAATAATGCAGAAGGATTGAGAAGAATTGCTGCAAACAAACTTTTGAAAGAAGTTGAAGTAGATGTAACTTACAAAGATTACAGCTATGGAGAAAAAGACGAACCTTGGAAAGGAAGAGAGATGTCTTGTAAATGGGAAGGAAAAGATGATTGGAATGAAAGTGCAGAAGTAAAAATGTGTGTTGATGCAGAAAATAAGATTGCAAGTAAGTTTGAATTCAGAGCAGAATTCAAGACCATTGCAGAAGCAAAAAACTTTTGGGAAAAAGCGAAAGAGTTTGTTACTTCGCAAAGTAACTATGCAAAGAAGGTGAGAAGATAAAATGGAAGTAACTATTGAGTACATAAAAGAAAATTGCATCACCATAGGTGATTTGCAGAAATTAAATGAGGAGATGAGAGAAGATGAAAGTATGGGAAAGACAGAAACTATTAAAAAAACAAGAAGTTGGTAAGATACTTACTGACCTTGGAAGAATTCCACAAGAAGAAGTTGCTAAAGAAGATGGATTGATGGATTTTGAAAAATTAAAAGAAAGACCAGAGATAAAAGAAGCTATGAAAAAATTGAAAGAGTTGAATATAGATAGGAAATATCTTATGGAGAATTTTTTCTTAGCAGGAATGACTATTGGTCATATGTTGGAGGATGAAGAATGAAAATTTATAATTCGGTAGGATGTGTGATTGAAGGAATAGATGAAAGCGAATTGGAGAAATTCCAGAAAGTAGGATGGATGACTGAAGATGAATATTTCAGATTACATCCTGAGGAGATTGAAAAATGAAAATACCAGAAACAGAACAAGAAGATTATAGACTATTTGCATATTGGAATAGTAAGATTGGTGGCTTGTATTATAAATTCAAAGGAGAACTTTATTGTTCTCCTAATAGTTATTTGAATAACAAAAATCAAGTAAGAGAGGTTAGAACCTCTTACTCTCTTACTTGGAGGATAAAATGATAGATGAAGTAATTTGTAATTATGATGTTCAAGAATGTGAAAAATGTAGTAGAACTAATTGTATAGTAAAAAGTATAAGCAATTGTGTTGTTAGTGTTAGAAGAGTTCCTGAATTAGAAAAGATGATAAATCAATTAGCAAAAGGAGAAAAGAAATGATAGATGAAGATTATTTATATGAAAGAGAACGGGATGACAAAGACATTGAAGAGTTTGAAGATGAAAAGATTGAAGAGCAAGAGATGTGTATAAATTGTAATGGGATGTTTGATGTTGATGATTTGGATAGAAGTTGTGGTGAGTGGATTTGCAGAGAATGTGAATTTATTTTAGGAGGTGGAGTAAAATGAAACGGAGATATAATGCGATTTGTAAGGCAATTTATAAGTCGGAAGATTACAGGGAATTGATTAGAGAGTGGGTTATGTTAATTGAGAAGACAAGAGTTGATGGTTGGAATAGAGATGAGTTTTTGGAGGAGATGTGTAGGGTTAAGAGTGAGGAAGAGAAGATTCAAAAATTAAAAAGGAGGAAGAAGAAATGAAGGCTAAAGAAATTTCAGATGTTGGAATGGTATTTTATGTTTTAGCATGTGTATTTTCATTGGGATTGGTATGGATATTAAAACTTGCTTTTCAAAAAGCATTATCAGATACATTTGCTGAAGAATAAAATGACATCAAAATGAAAGAGAAAATAATTGTTGAAGTTGATGATAGGGAACCGAGAATGGATTTGATTGCAGATATAAACGATGTTGGAATTGAATTTGATAGGAAGAGACTGAAAGTTGGGGATTATGTCTATAGGGACATACTTGTTGAGAGAAAAGAAATAAATGATTTTTGTTCGAGTATTCTGAATGGGAGGATTGATAGTCAAGTTGAGAGGATGAAGAATTGTGGCAAGGAATGTTTTTTGATTGTTGTTGGAAGGATTAAGGATAGGACATCTGAAATTCACGAGAATTGCATTTTGGGAAAGATGACAAGCATTGTTGTGAAGCATAAGATTCCTATACTTTTTTGTGATGATGATTTCCAGTTTCTTTGGTTGTTGGAGAATTTGATTAAGAAGGTGGAGGAGAAAAATGAAATGTCCTAATTGTAACGAGTTAATGGTTTCAGATTGTGAGCTTATGAAGTATATTTGTGAGTGTGGAAATGAGGTTATGTGGAGCAAAGAGTATTGTGAAGGAGAAGAAGATGATTATTGTTAAGTGTGATAATTGTAAGAGAGATATGGAAGTTGGTGAAGATACAATTATGACGTTGTGTAGGTGTGGATTTATGGTCGGAGTTGATATAGAGGTGAAAGGAGGTAAGAAAAAAGATGAAATATGAATGGAAAAAAGGAGATAAGTTGAGGATTATTGATAATAGTACATCTTCTTTAAGGGAATATCCAAGGGGAACAATTGTTACTGCAGATAATGATGTTTGTACTAATAATGAAGAATTTAATTGTACAGTAATTTTGCCAAATGGAAATAAAGCTCAACCTTTTGCTTGTAGGTATGAAAAGGTCAGTGGCTCAAAATATGTTCCAAAGAAACCAACACATCTTGTAGTTTGGGATGAAACAAGTCAAGACCCTTGTAAGTTTTTTACATCAGAATTAGATGCAAAGAAGTTTATAAAAGAACTTAGTGAGAGGAGTAATGTTGTAAAAAATAGTGTTGTACTTGTTGAGATAAAATCTTCAAAGAAGGTTAATATATCAAAGGTTTTGAGATATGAACAACATAAGATTTAATAAAATAGATTTATAAACTTTGTTTATTTTTTTATTTTAAGCAGACCGTACATCCAAGCGGACAAAGGAACTGAAGGCGTAATCGCGACAAAGTGGGTATTAATCCCTTCGCAGGTTCGAATCCTGCCGTCTGCATACGGGTTAAGTAATAACTTAATCCTATTGAGTACCCCGTTGAAAAGACGGGGATGCCCCTTAAAGAAAGAAACAAAGAGACAACCAATGTCGCACTTTCTAAATGGAATGGTTGCAGGTTCGATTCCTGCTGGGGGCATTGGGTTGTTAACACCCTGAGGCTACGGATACCGGTCAACGTCCGGTGCATCGAACCTCTGACACCCAGGAAAGTTACTGGGATTTTATATTATATAATTTACTTAAATAGATTTTTAAATATATGATTTTTATATTTTCTATATATATTTTATATATAACTGAAGATGGATGAAAATTTTATTCAAAAATGCATTACAATAGGAAAAGACCAACAAGAGTTTTTGAATGGTGAGGAGCATTTTAAGTTATCAAAATTTGTTCAAGTCAAGTTGGATGAGTACATAAAATTTTGCCAAGAATACAAACAATTTATGGAGGTAAATAAATGAAAACTAAAAAAAGAAAATTGGAAGGACAAGAATTGATTTTTGCTATGAAAGGATTAGAGAATAGGAAGCAAGAAAAAGAGTGGTTAGAGTATCAGATTGAATATCACGATTTGATGTTGAAAACTGGTTTGGATATGAACCATAAAAAGAATATCAGGGATTTTAAACAGAACAAAAAGGAATATGAATCTGAATTGGCAACTGTAAAGAATGTAATAAATATTTTACAGAGCCAGATAAGAGATGGAGTTGAGGAAAAGGTCGAACAAGTAAAAGAAGTTGAAAAGGAGGACAAATAATGACAAAAGATTATGTAGATGTTGGAACTGTTATGCCGATAACTATTTTTAGTAGGAAGGCTGCTGAAGTTGCACAAAGGTTTGTTAAGATGCATAAACCATTTGATGAACAATGTGCAAGGTTGGATTTTAGAGATAAGATGGAAACAGCAGAAAAAGAATCTGAAAGAAGACATGGCTTTATTAAGTTTGAAGAGATAAGTGTTGATATTGGCGATTTAGAGAAGTATGGGGATGCTGATAGATTTGAACTTATAAGTGAAGAAGACACATATGGTGATAAGCTTACAGATGATGGAAAAAAGACACAAGGTATGATTGGATATACTTTGAATTATCAATGTAAGAATAGAGGACATGGAATTTCAGTTTTTGTGCCACTTGAAGGAAAAGAGATTGGAGAGCATAGAGAAATAAAGAAAAAGGAGAAGTAGTTTTATATTTTTTTATAGAACACGATATAAAATGGCAGGTGTTAAAGGAAGAAGTGGAAATCCAGAAGCATATAAATATGGATTTGGTTCTCGTCCCATTGAAGTAGATGAGGAATATAGAAGCAGACAAAGAAAGGTACCTTATAAAAGAAGATGGACAAAAGATAAATGTATAGAAGAATTAGAAGATTGTCTTATTCTTTTAAAAAAGATTCTTAAAGATAATGATAAGCTTGAAACTGATGATAAGAAGCTAAAGAATGAATGTGTTAGGGATGCTGTTACGCTTATGAATAAGATTCTTGATTACATGAAATATTTATATCCGCCAGTTCAACAGAATGTTAATTTAAATCTCGATGTTACTGCCGATGTTATTATGGAGAGATTAAGGAATTGGAAAAAGAAGCAAATTGTTATTGGAGAAGAAGATGCACAAGATTGAATATATTGAATATTTGAAGAGTGATGAGTGGAAGGAGAGAAGAAAATATATTATGGAATTGATAGGATGGGTTTGTTCTAAGTGTGGGGAGAAGGCAACACAATTACATCATTTGAATTATGATAATATTGGAAATGAAGAATTGGATGTTGATGTAATTGCTTTATGTAAAGATTGTCATGATGAAATACATGGCAAAGGAGAATATGGATATGGAGAACATAAATCTTGGTGTTAAAGATTTCTATAATCCAATTGGATTTCAAATTGCTTATTTAAATCAGGAACCACATGATAAACAAAAAGAAGTTCTTTTGTCACCAAATAAGAATAAGATTATTGTTTGTGGAAGGAGAAGTGGGAAGACTCAGATGATTTCGGCGGAACTTATAAGAGGTGCTGTTCTGAGAATATTTAAAAAGCAAATGGTTATTGGTCCTCAATATAAGCATACAATTATTGTTTATGATAAGATTTTAGAACTTATGCATAGAGCAAAAGTATTTGGTGATATTGATAGAACTATTATGTCGCCATATCCTAAGATTATTTTTAAGAATGGAAGTTATATTGATTTTGGAAGTGCGGATAATCCAAATAGTTTAAGAGGTGAAAATTATGACCGATTGTTTAAGGATGAAAGTGCATTTATAAAAGAGGGTGCTAAGAATGCTATTAAGCCATTGACATATGATACTGGTGCTCCTGTTTGGGAAACAACAACTCCTTGGGGAAGAGGTGAAGTTTGGGAATTATGGAGAAGGGGAATGGATGGCGATGAAGATTATGGTTGTTTCCATTATAATTATAAAGATAATCCATATATTTTGCCAGAAGGAATTAAAGAGATAGAAAAGGATATAAAAGATTATGGAGAAGATAGTGAGTATGTTCAATGTGAAATTTATGGAAATTTTGTTGAAGATAGAGATAAGTATTTTAATAAAGATGAAATTGAGAATTGTATAGAAGAATATAATATTCCTGAAGAACCTAAATCAAAGTATAATTATTATCTTGGAAATGATATTGCAGGAGAAGGAGAAGATGAGAGTGTTTTTATTTCTGTTTTAGGGCATGGTGGTGGAATAAGAGTTGTTAGTATTGATAATTATCTTAAAAATAAACCAAGAGAGATTGTTGGTATGAATAGTATGTTAAATAATAAATATCAGTATTCTTCTATGGGATTGGATAAAACTGGAATGGGCGAAGGACCTGCAGATTGGCTAAAAGAAGAATTTGAGAAGGTAGGAATAAATAGTGCCATAGTTAATGGATTTAGGTTTACCACTCGGTTTAAAATGGATATATATTCTAATCTCAAAAAACTTATGAACCAAGGCAAATTGAAGTTTCCTAATCATAAGAAGTTGATATTTCAATTGAGAGATTTGAGGTATGAAAGGATGAGTTCGGGTGATATAAAGATACATCATTCTGAAAATAGATTTGATGACTATCCAGATGCTCTTGCTCTTGCTTGTTGGGTAGCCACAGAGAATGTTGATTGGTCACCTTCTTTGTATTAGTTAATTATATAATTTATTAAAATATATTTTTAAATGATAATAACATATAATTTATATGTGGAACCCATTTAGAGAGAAGGCAATAGTTGAAATTGATTATAAACCACAATTATCAAGTCTTAATGAAGTGGGACAAATTAATTTATTAGAACAATTTAAAGGTGAGGTTGAACAGATAGAGATTAAGTTTCCTACTGACCTTGGTGAGGAACATCCTTTTGATTTTACACAATTAGAAGGACTTTATAAGAAGTTTGGTTTATTTACCTCTGTTGTTGATAAGTATGTTGATTTTGTTATTGGACCTGGATTTTATATTGAGTGTAAGGATGCAAGAGCAAAAACAATTATAGAGGAATTTATGCAGGATGTTAATTTTGATACTATTTTAAGACAATGGGCAAAGGAAGCATTAGTTAAGGGAAATGGTTTCTTGGAGATTGGCGGTAGCAAGAAAGAAGGTGTTAAAGGATTGAAAGTCCTTAATGCAAATTATATGTATGTTAAGAGAGATAAAAAAGGAAAGGTAGAAGAGTATAATCAATATAAAGGTGCTTTTGCTAAATTTGATAAGCAGAAGACTATAAATTTTTCTGTAGACCAAATTGCTCATGTTCCATTTAATATTGTTGGTGATTGTGCTTATGGAATTGGAATTGGATATTCTGCTATGCCATTAGTTGATAATTTTTTAAGAATGCAAAGAGACCAACATTGGCTTATGGAAAGAAAAGCAAATAGTCCATTGCAGGCAAAGTTAGGAAAGGTTGATGGTGATATAAAGATTATACCAAAAAAAGAGGATATTGATGCTTATGGAAAAAAGATGGAGCTTATGAGTAAGAAGACAAATTGGGCTACAGATGATTTAGTTGAGTTAAAAGTTGTTGACTTTGGAAATATTGGAGGAAAGTTTGATTCAATATTAAAACATGATTTAGAAATGTTATTTTATGCATTCCAGATTCCTGCTGTTGTTATGGGAATGGCTAATATTAATGAAGGAATAGCAAGAGCACAAGTGGATGTATTTCAGAGAAGGATACAATCTATACAGGCTGAATTAGAAAAAATTATTGAGGAGAAGATATTTAAGAGAGTTTTACAAGCAAATGGATTAGATGTTCATGTTGAATTTGAATGGGGAACACCAAGTATGTTGCAAGTTGAAGCAAGGATGAAGTTGATTTCTGATATGATGAAATCAGCTACAATTACTGGTGCTATGAATATAATGCTTGAGGAAGAAATGATTAATTTATTGAAGTTGGATAAAGATGAATGGGAAAAGTTGAGATTGGAGCAAGAACAAAAGGAAGAGGAGGAAAGAAAGAGATTGGAAACACAACCACAACCTATTGTTCCTGGACAGAATAAAGGATTTCCTCAAAAGCCACAACCAAAAGCTGAGCAACCTAAACAACCTAAACCTGAAGAGATGTTAGCTGGATTTATAGAGGTAATAAAGAAGCAAGAGGAAATGAGAAATGAATATTTAATTAAGCAACAAGAAATGACTAAAGAAGAACTAAAAGCAAAGAGAGAAGAAGATATGATTTTCTTAAAATCAATTATAGACCAAATGGCAAAAAATAAAGAAGAGAAAATAAATCAAGAGATACCTATAAAAAAGGAAGAAGTACCAGTTGTTAAAAGTAAAGTTCATAAATTAAAGAAAATGGCTTATAAACGACAAGGATTACTTCAACCGTTTAAAATTACAAGAAAAACTGAGAGTGTTGATACTGATATTGAAGAAAAACATGTTGAGGAGTATATAAAGAAAGTTGGAAATGAGTATTGTGTGTTTAGTCATCAAACAGGAAAGAAATTTGGATGTTATCCTACAAAAGCACAAGCAGAAAAAAGATTAGCACAAATTAAAGGATTTGGTAAAGAGAAATTAGTTGTTAAGATTAAGAGAACAGAAGAACAGGAGAATTATGAGCATAAGAAAGAATGTGCTCATTGCACAGAAGGATTTGATGATATAAATGATGTAAGTGAATGGCTTGGCTTTAATTATAAGAAATATTTAGGACATATTATTGCAGCACTTGCAGTTTATGATTTTGATTATATAAAGGCAGTTAATGAAATTGAGTTGGAAGCTGGATATCTTACTTTAGAGCAAATTGAAATTACAAGAAAAATATTAGACAATGGATTTAAGAAGGGATTAGGGATGAAAGAGATGGCAATGCAAGTTGATAAGAAAGTTGGTTTGAAGGATTTATATCGAATGACTGCTGAAGGTGATATAAAGTTAGGTATATCTGGATTACCAATATTGTCAAAGAGTGCAGATAAGAGAGGAATTGGAATTGTGAGAAGTGAAGTTACAAGAATGGCAAATCAAGGAGCAGTTGATTATTATAAAGAGAATGATATAAAAAGAATTAAACATATAGCGAGTTTTGGGAATAGGACGTGTCAAGAATGTGAATCTTTGAATGGAACTATTTATGAAATTGGACAGGAACCAGGATTGCCCATTCATCCTATGTGCAGATGTTGCTATTCTCCAGTGGTGGAACTAAAATGAATAATAGACCGAAATGTGCAGTAAAGAATTGTAAGAATGAAGCATTTGTCGCTTATGGTGGTAAATGGATTTGTGGAGAATGTTATTATAAATTATATTTGAAAGAAATGGAAAATAAAAATAAAATGTTAGAGGAAATCGAAAAATGAGTATTCATTTATGTCCAAATTGTAATCAGAGATATACAGTTGGATTTGATTGCACAGATTTTGTTCATAACTGTGGAGAACAAATTGAAGTAACTGAAGCATTAAAACAAGAGGATGTGGTTGTTGTTGGGGATTGGGAAGATGAAAGTGGGCAAGGAACTAAGTCACCACAAGAGGTTATGAGACAAGGAATGGAAAATGAATTATGGGGAACAAGAGCTGGAATTGAAGGAGAACAAAAAGAAGCATTAACAAGGAGAGGAGTTAGGATAAGTACTCATAGACAAAGAAATAAATTAACTTATATTGATTTAAAAAATGACAAAAGAAATTAAAGAGCAAATAAAAGAAGTTGAAGAAATGGAAGAAGTTGAAGAAAATCCAAGAACAGATTTGAATATTCAGCAATTCTTTAATGATATGAAATTGTTGGGTGACCAATTAAGAGATAGAGATTTAGTAAAACCTGTTTTTGATAGTGGTGCTCCAGAAGTAGGTAATTATCTTTTGTGGTTAATTTTAGGTGAACTTCAAATATTAAATAATAGTTTAAACGAGGAGAAACAATAATGGCAGAAATGTTAATGGATGGAATTGGAAGTGGAAATAATGCTATTGTAGATGATAGTCATAGATTGTGGGTTGCAGGAAGTATTACTTCTATGCCTGCAATAACAGCTGCTGCAGACCCGGCTACTACTAAAATTGGTGCTGCTGGTTTGGGTTCTGCCTCTTTGATTGGAGCATATGATGGTGTAAATGTTCAATCAACAAGAATAGAAGCTGGTTCATATTTAATAGTTGCTGGTTCTATTTCGAGTATGCCTACTGTTTCAGTTTCAGCTGGTTCAGAATCATATATCAAAGGAGGCTCTATTTCTATTTATAATGTTGTTCAAACTGCAGGAAGTATTTATTCTATGCCATCTATTTCTGTATCAACAGGAAGTAATGTTTGGGTTCAGAATCCTATTGGAATTAGTGGAACAAATGATATTGGAAGTGTTGTTATAAAATCAGCTCCAGTATTAGGTATTAGTGGAGCAAAATTAGATGATTTAAAGGTTACTAATCAGGTAGCTGGTTCTATCGTTTATCTTCCTCCAATTACTGCTACAAATTTAGATATTAGAGATTTAACAGTAACATCAGATAGTATTGTAACTTTATTAGGAAGCACTTCTGTTTATAATAGGATTGCTGGTAGTGTAGTTAATATGCCTGCAGTTGATATAAATAATCCTGCTACAATAGGAAGTTGGACTGGATATACAGGTAGTATATGGTCTATGCCTACAACTACTGTTGCCTCAACTAATTTAGATATTAGGGATTTGGTAGCAGTTACAGATAGTGTAACAACTGGTAGTAACATTTGGATACAAAACCCTGTTGGTATTAGTGGAACTAATGTTATTGGTTCTGTTGTAATTAAATCAGCTCCATTAATCGGAGTTAGTGGATTAATATTTATAAACGGCAATATGACTGGTTCTATGGCTATGAAAGGGATTGGAAGTGTAATAATTTCTTCATCAACAAGATTAGGTGGTTCAATTGTTAATATGCCAAAGACAGAGATTTATGTTTCAGGACTTATAAGTGATTTTACAACAAATTTAATTCAAAGAATGGATTATCAAGATTCATTACAACCAATTTATTTAGGATTGGCATTACCAGGAACAGTGACAAGTTCTATTGGATGGCAATTAAGGAAGATGGGATATTCAGGAACAAGTTCAAATTTACAATTACCTGTTTCAGTATTATTTGGTTCAGGGAATGTAAATTTTGATAAAGTTTGGGATAATAGGAGTGGAATATATGAAGCATATAGTTAAACAAATATTTATAGGTATGTTTTTTCTTTTGTTAGTTGGAACTGTATTAGCATTCCAATTAAGTACAGTTTATAATCCTTGGACAGGAAAATTAGATTATATAGTTACATCAAATTTTTCAGGAGATAATGTTACAGCAGATAATTTCTTTGGAAATCTAATAGGAACTTGGAATAATTCTGGACTTTACATCCCCTACGTCGGAGCAACGTCAAACGTCGACTTAGGAGCAAACGACTTTAAAATAAACAACTCTGTCTTTTTCGTCAATTCAACTAACGGAAATGTGGGGATTGGGACAACAAGTCCTGAAGCACGACTTCAAGTTATAGGAACAAGTAGATTTGGAGACGGAACAAATTATGGCGGGTTTGATG